ATAACACTTTGTAAATACAAACCGTTTTTTTGTAGTTTGTAATATTTTTTTGTATTAACAAATAATTCCTACAAATATTTATACTTAAAGAAATAATATGTATTTATTTATAAACCATGTTGTCAGTTAAAGACAAACGAATTATTGAATTTTATAAGACGCATTCGTATATTGATTTTGAACAAGCAAATCTTTTGTTAGTTGAAATGCTTGATAGATTACTTCAAAAGAATGATGATAATAGAGATGATATTTTATTAAAATCTTTAAACAAATTAGAAACTGGATTTAGTTCTTTATATAATAATCTCTCTGAAGTTAAAGATAATGTAAAACAATCATCATTGTCTATTGTAAATCTACAAACAGCAGTATCAACTTTACCAACTAATATGACAGATAATTTATCAAATAAATTTTCATCTCTTAGAGAGACACAAGTAAAAGAACTTGAGAGAATATTTGATTTACATAAACATAATAGTAATGAACATATTGATAAAAAACTAAAAATAGAACTTATAGATCAGATCAAATCGCTTTTAGATACAAATATGAATAAAAAATTAGAAACTTCTCTCAATGATTTTGAGAGAACATTAAAAAAAGAATGGCAAGACACTATTAAACAATTAGAGAGAACAGATTCACCCAAACATATAATTGATAATTTTAATAGTAGTCTTCAAAATAAATGTGATTCTCTACAAAATTTTATTTTAACATGCCATCAACAGACTAAAGATACAAGTACATCACATACAGAAACATTAAACTTAGTTAGAGATCATTTTGATAGACAAAAAAATTCAACACATAAAGGAGCGGATAGTGAAGATAAAGTACTTGATGGATTATATAAAGCATTTCCAGAATGTCAAGTTACTAAAACAACAGGTATTGCTAAAGCTGGAGATTTTTTAATTGAAAGAAGTAATAATACACCTATTATAATTGAAAATAAAGATTATACAAATAATGTTCCAAAGGATGAAATAGAAAAATTTATAAGAGATATTGAACACCAAGGATGTAATGGAATTTTAGTATCTCAAAAAAGTGGCATTGCTAGAAAAAAGAATTTTCAAATAGATATCCATAATAAAAATATTATAGTATTTATTCATAGTTTAAATTATGATTTTGATAAAATTAGATTAGCAACGGAAACAATTGATCATCTCTCTAAAGTTTTAAATAATTATTCCGACAATACAAATGAATTAAAACTTTCTTCTGAAACATTAAAAGAAATAAATAAAGAATATTTAGCTTTTATTAGACAAAAAACTGGACTTTCTGATTCATTAAAAAAATATAATAAGGATATGACTAAATTAATCAGCGAATTACAATTTCCTGAATTGTCTAATATGCTCTCTCAGCATTTTTCATCAACTGAAGAAACCATCTTTAAATGTGAATATTGTAAAATAAAAGTATTTAAAAATTCTAAAGCTCTTGCAAAACACATACAAACATGTAAACCAAAACATGATAAATGTATTTCTATAAATACTACGATGAACGATGATAGTTCAGATGATTAAAATTTCAATAAATACAGAGGAACAATGTTCGGATACTAACTCAGACTAGTAATCAAGTAAAAATTTAATTAAAAATAAAAAGAAATCATTTAGAAAAAAAATTTGTTTTAAAAAAAAATCTAAATATAAATTAAATTAAATAAAAGTTTATCGTTGCCAAAGGCAACTAACAACGAAGTTGTGATAAACTTTTAATAAATCTCTCCTGCCACAATTTCAAAATTAAAAAAAACATTTTATAGTGGGACAGAATTAAGGATTGAAAATAAGTTTTGAAAATAATATATTTATATATATTATAAAATGAATACTAATGTTGATGACTATATAGCAGTTGCAAGTTATAACACAAGTTTTGCATCAGATTTAGGCAAAGCTATAGGTTCAGAGGGTAATTTTTTGTCGTCGCAAGCGGCCGACGGCACGGGCACGGCCATGCCCGGGACCGTCGTGGGTAGAACTTATTTTATTAATGCTATCAACCAAGTAGAAGACTTTTTTAACCAGTACGGGAAAAAAGCAGTTATTGGATTACAAGAAATAAATTGGATGAATCATACAGAAGAACAAATAAAACATAAAACCCATCAAACTAATCAAGGATATATGTATAAGGAAGGCGATAATATAAACCCAAAAAATTTACCAGAAGAAGAATACACAGGTAGTTTATATATATACAATAGATTACAAAAAATAGACAAAGATATAGCAGTATGTGTAGCAGGGGTATACTCCTTGGAGTTTGCACAGCCGTCGCTAATTATTGCATTTAATAAAGGTAAATTCGGTAACCCAACAACTATGGAAATTATGGAAATAACTACACCCGGCGAGGGCGACGAGAAAATACATGATTCACAGAAAAAAGGACGTCCTGCATTTTATGTAATAACAAATGAAGGGTATTTATTTATTAATTTACATGCGCCTAATCAAGATAATATACACGAATATGTATATAAAAGATTAAACAAGATATTTAATTATATTATTGAAAAACATGGAAATATAGATGAAAATAAGATATTTATTATGGGGGATTTTAATGATCCATATAATTATTTTAAAAAATTAGAATTAAATGGTGCGATAATGACTCATACGAGCGAATTTTGTCCAAATTATATAAAAAAAAAAAGTTGTTGCTATAATTTAAATTCATCTGGCAAGGAAGCAAGAAAACAACCCATTAGTACAATTTATGATGCATATGGTCGCCCCGAAGACACCTTTGTATTCAATCATAACAATGGCTTTAATAGGAGTGAGGGACCGTCGTTTTTAACAGACAAGGGTAGTTATCAAACCATGAGTGATGAAGGGTCCATTGAGTATTATGGATTTACCGGAGATTATGTATTTGGTAGACGTCCAATGACCAACTTGGATATATATAAAGGTCCGGGGCCGGACGCCTCGCCACCGCCTATCTTCAAATCTTATGATGAAAAGATAAGTACAAGAAGCGACCATGAAATGGTATTTTGTTTATACCGCGCCCCACCCAAAGTTAATGTGGGTGGGAGAAGACAAACAAAAAGAAGAAGATCAAGAAAAAAAATATATATAAAAATAAAAAATAAACAAAAAAAAGAAAATGTGGAAAAAAAACAAAGACTGACAAAAAAAAGAAAACCAAGAAAAAGAAAACAAACAAAAAGATAAATAGTTTCTTTATACTGCTTTAAATTATTACATAAATCAGTATAAAACAATAAAAAATTTTAAAATATAAATTTAATTTTGAAAAATCATGAGTTATGAGTTATTAATTGAGAGATTTATTAGTTAGATACAGAAAAAATTGATGACAGTCAATGATATTTTATTTATAATAACATAAGAAAAATTTAACTCTTAATAATACAAGTTATGGAGATATCTACCAATTCCAACGGACTAGATATTGAAGCATTACTAAAATTAACTAAACATCAAACTTTTACTCAACCAAAAACACAAGTTGATTTTTATATGAAAAATAATTCATCGCCCGAAATACTTAAATATGTTCCTTTACAAGGAAAAACATTTGGTGAAAAATATATGGAATCTATCGCAAAAGAATTCTTTAATTTGGAGAATAGAACAGATTCCTCGCATGATCATATTAAAAAAAGCAAAACAATAGAACAAAAATCTGCTCGTTATCATGCAAACGGAAATGATTTTAAATGGCAACATATAGAATTAAAACATAGTTGGGATTTACTACTATTGACAGGACTTGAATTTAATTCTATTATATTTTATATTACAACGAGAGATAATATAGAACTTCTTATAAAAGAAGGAATAATTACAGGACAAGGAAAAAAAGATAAAAATGGTGTTGCTAAACCACAACAGGCATATTGGTTTTCACGTTCAGATTTTAAAAAAAAATCCAAATCAATAACCGACTACTTTAAAATAATATCGTGTGAAAAAGATCTTATTAATTATATTGAAACATTATAATGTTAAATTCATTAGTCGTTCATTGCATAAATTTACATACTCATCATTTATTTCAAATCCTATAAAATTTATATTATGTTTTTTTGCAGCGCAACATTCACTTCCGGAACCCGCAAAAGGAACTACTAATAATGTTTCTCCCTCTTTATTTTTACTTGCTTTTATTAATTTTTCACATAATTCTAATGGCTTTTGTGTTGGATGATCTACTCGCTCTTTTTTCCCAGCACCACCTGCTAATGCTGCTATTTTAATAACATCTCTTGGTAATGCCCCGTTTTCATGTGCTGTATATGTTGTCTCTTTTTCGCCATCACTAAATCTACCTTTTGTTGCTCTGCGAGTTTTTCCAACAGCATTCTTTAAATATGTATCAGTATACGGCTCGCGAACATCATCTCTATTAAATACTGGTTTATTTTTATAACAACAAAGAATACTTTCATGTGTTCTCTGCCAAAAATTTAATGATGGAGTTACCTTGTTTGTATAATGCCAAATAATCCATCTAACATTTATATTTATTCTTACTCTTATAAAAGATAAAATTTCACTAAAACCATAAATATATAAACTTCCGCTTGGCTTTAATATTCTTATACATTCTTTAATCCAATTATCGCACCATATTAAATATTCATCCATTTTTTGTTTATCACTATTGTTTCCAAAATCTTTTCCAATATTATATGGTGGATCACATATAATTATATCCACACTATTATTATTTATACTTTTCATACCTTCAATACAATCTTCATTTTTTACTATTTGAGTTAATGTATTATTTTCACTCATTGATTTGTATTAATAAATAATATTTATATCTTTTCAATTTTTAATTTAAAAAATATAATAAATTTCACGCATACATTAACACTCTGTCGTAGTTTTTTTGTGATTTTTATATATTTTTCAATTTTAATTTAATTTCATTAACTTCTTTTTACCACTTATTATAATCTCTCCCACTTTATTTCCTTTCTTTAATTTTTTTAATTCACTGTAAATTATTTTTGTATCCAGTAAATATTCATATTTACTATTTTCTAAACATAAACCCGCTCCATAATTTAAATAACTATCTAAATCTAAACATAAACCCACACCATAATTTAAATAACTATCATTTAACGTTTTAATATCATACGTAGTAGCATACATTATAACATAAGGAGAAGAAAAACTATTAAGATGGAACCAAATATAATTTTCATTGATTTTCTTACTTTTTTCAAATATATCCCAATTATCTTCTGCATTCTCTCCTAGACAGAATTTAATATTATTAAATTTGTATAATTTCATTTAGTAAATAATTATATAATTATTTATTTATTTTAATATATATATATATTATAAATGAATCCGTTTTTAAGAAAAAAACTTAAAAAGAAACAAACCAAAAAAAAAACTAAAGGAAAAGGTAAACCTAGAACCAGAACTAGAACTAGAACTAGAACTAGAAGTAGAATCAAAATAAAAAATAATTCTATCTCTCCGTCTACATTTAGTTTACTTAGGGGAACAAGTTTAATATGGAATCCTATTACTAGAGATTCTAAAAAATGTTATGGGAGATATTGTAAAAAAAAGAAGCGTTAAAATAAACACTGATTTATTCAATTTTTGTTAGATATAAAAAAAATTGAATATGACTTATATCAATCTATCATATAGAATCACATAAACTAACTTACTACTAACTTATCAACGAATATGACGACGACTATTGATACCCTTACTCAGCGCGTTCAGATTCTTGAGAAGCAGCTGCTTACCTTGTTGAATGATAAGACCCCTGTTAAGAACTCCAAGAAGGATAATGCCCAATCCCCTAAGGTTAAGCGAACTTCTGGTTACCTTCAGCATAACACTGCTCGTCGGGCCGAGGTCAAGGCTCGCCTTGAGGCTGATGGTGCTGAGAAGTCCAAGGCGACGGAAGTCACTAAGGAACTTGCGGTTGTCTGGAAGGCTCTTAGCGACGAGGAGCGCGAGGTATGGAATGCTAAGGCCAATGCCGTCAAGCAGTCGTGGCTTAGCGAGGCTCAGGCTTCACAGAAGCACGATGTTGATGAAGACGAACTTGTGGAGGAAGAGATTGATGGCGAAAAGCCCAAGAAGAAGAAGGAGAAGAAGGAGAAGAAGGAGAAGGATACGGAGAACAAGCCCAAGCGTGTTTCGGGATACATCCTCTTCCAGAAGGCGATGCGCGACGACGCGGTTAATATCCTTAACGACGCTCTCGAGGAGGATGGAGCAAAGATTAAGCAGTCTGATGTTATGAAAGAACTTGGTAAGATGTGGAAGGCGATTGATGATGATGAGCGAAAGGAGTGGAACAACAAGGCAGCCGAGCAAAAGGCCTCGGACAGCGAGGAATAGAAGTAGGGCGATAGGAACAGAGTGTGTCTTGTGTAAAAAAAACAAAAAAACCCAAAAAAAGCAACAATTTTTTACTTTAATATTTTTTGTGCAGCATATATCACTTTTTTAATCTCTATTATTATATATTATTATATATTATTAAAAAGAACTTAAATAAAAATACCTTAAAAAACGTCTTTTTTTCTTTGTCACGCTATTACATAACAAAACAATTCCTCTTTTAAAATGCAATATTTTTTTAAATTCTGAAAGTAAATTTTTTTTTTGATTTTGGACAAAAAAAATGTCCATTTTTAATATATTCTAGCCTTTATAGAAATTCCGATTTTTCAAACTTATTAAATTTTGTTTTTTACTTGATTATCCTGCAAAAAAACTTTTTTAAAATGCACAATTTTTGTTATGCTAAAAAAATTTGGCAAAAATTTGGAACTTTTTTTGTAAGTATAAAATGCTTACAAAATGCTTACATAAAAAACCAAAAATTAAAATGATTTAATTATTAAATCATTTATCGTTTTACATAAAAATTATTTAATATTCTTCTCACACGTTAAATTTTTATGCTTACAAAATACTTACAAAAAAGTAATTTTTTTAAATAAATAATAAAAAAGAATTTAGAGACAACTTTTTGTAAGTATATAATACTTACAAATGACTGACGAAAAAGTTGCAAAAGAATATTTCTGTGAAAATTGTAATTATAAATGCTTTAATAAAACTAATTTTGATAAACATTTATACACACGAAAACATAAAAACTTACAAAATACTGACGAAAAAGTTGCAAAAGTTGCAAAAGTTGCAAAAGATTGCAAAACATTTGTTTGTATTTGTGGAAAATCATACAAACACAGACAAAGTTTATTTACACATCAATCTAAATGCACCTATGAACCGGCAAAAAATGAAGAAGTAATTGAAACTTCTGTATCTCAAAATGCAATTTTAGAAGTTGTAAAAAAACAACAAGACCAATTAACACAATTAACAGATGCTATAAAAGATATTGCACCAAAATTAGGAAACAATAATACAACAAATAGCCATAATACAAACAATACAAATCAGTTTAACATAAATGTATTTTTGAATGAAGATTGTAAGAATGCAATAAATATGAGCGATTTTATCAAATCAATTGAGGTGTCATTACAGCAATTAGATTTAACAAAAACAAAAGGATTAGAAAAAGGAATAACACAAGTGATTATGGATAATATGAATAAATTAAGCGTCCACGAGAGACCATTACATTGTACGGATACGAAGCGCGAAACATTATATATAAAAGATAATGATAAATGGGAGAAAGATAACAACAAAGAAAAGATAAAAGAGGTAATTAAGAAAACACAAAATAAGAATTATACGGCATTAACAAAATGGGCAGAAGCAAATCCTGGTTTTATGGGAGATGATTCAAAACAGATGTATTATGCGAAAGCAATGTCTCAGGCGGGTAAACAATTACATGGTGTAGATGATAAAATTATCAAAAATGTATGTAAACAAACATATATAAAAGAAGATTTAAATACAATAAAATAATAATATCTTATAAAGACATTCAATATTTTTAATTTTTAATTTATATACTTGAGAGATAATAGTTTTTATTTATATTATTAATCAACTACCACGTACTATTATAACCAACGTTGACTGGGTCAAAACCAGTAGTGCTCGCCACTATACCATATCATACGAGCTTTTTTTGCGTAAAATATTCACATCGTTCACTCGCTCACTGTACGTTTCCACAAACTTTATCACCGCGTGGATTCGATTATTTGGGTTGACTATTACACACATACATTAAATACATTGTAATTATTATATAATTTAAACATTATTATCATATATCATGCAATATTTTGTAAATATAATTAATAAATTAATATAAATATTAGTATTTATATTAAATATTATACTATATTATGATTAAAGGCGAGTGTTATATTTGTACATTAGAAACAGATCAATTAAGCAAATGTAAATGTAAAAAATTATTTTTACATAAAGAATGCAATCAAAATATTATTAAATCAAATCACAAATTTACATGTAGTATTTGTAATGAAGAATATGAAAATATTAATATACTACTCGACGATATAAATAAAATAAAAATTAGAACAATTTTAATTTATATTTTTCTAGAAATAATTTTTTTTCTTTCATTCATAATAATATGTAGCCTGGCAATAAATTTTTAGATAATTATACCAGCTACATATTATTATGAATGAAAGAAAAAAAACATAAGGCACATGTTAAAATAGTAGAAAATTCTTTATATTTATACTAAAATATAAAGAATAAGATTAAAAATAAGCCCAACGATGGATTCGAACCACCGACCTTCGCATTACAAGTGCGATGCTCTACCACTAAGCTAGCTGGGCTATTATTGGAGATGGGCGGTTTTGATCCGCCTGCCTCTCGCATGCAAAGCGAGCGATCTACCGTTTAAGCTATCTGGCCATTTAAAAAATGGGCTAACTCAGGATCGAACTGAGGACATTCAGATCTTCAGTCTGACGCTCTCCCAACTGAGCTATTAGCCCATACGGTGATAGTAGGGTTCGAACCTACGCGTGCAAAGCACAACAGATTTCAAGTCTGTCCCCTTAACCGCTCGGGCATATCACCAAAAAAATAACGATTATGACGAGATTCGAACTCGCGATCCCAGAGGGAAATGGATTAGCAGTCCATCGCCTTAACCGCTCGGCCACATAATCATTATATATATATATAGCTATTTATTTAAGTTTAAATATTACATATATAGAAAAAAATAAATTTATATAAGTATAATTAATACAACCAATATTCTACCATATTATAGTGTGCTGAATATGCAATGAATACAAACATCATATGAATAAAATATTTTTCGCCATTGTCCCCGTCCCCATCATGAAAATCCACTATATCGTAATTGCTATTATTATTACCATTACCATTACCATTACCACCATCACATGTCATAGAAGTATAATATGGTAGAATATTGTGGTTATGAAATAATTTATTATTATAATTAGGGGTGACGACAAATACCAAATTATATAATACAAGTGAAAGCACCATCAAAGTATATATATATATGTATGTATTAATAATATCGCATTCACTATTTTATCAATTTTAAAATTAATTATAAAAGTATTATTAATTTTAAAATTACAATCATAATCATATAAAACCTTACAAATAAATCTATCATATGAATACCATTCTTCATTGGAAATTAAAGATAGAAATTTAATTCCGTTTTTTTCATATAAATAATAATAAGTTCCGGGTGCTTTTTTAAAATTACAATTTATATTATTTATTTCAGAATTAAGTTGATGATTATTATATATATTAAATGCTTCGTTTTGTAAAAAAGATATTTGTTTTGCTATTAATTCTAGCTTACCATAATTAGAATAATCACTTCTAATATTACACATCAGATTTTGATTATTTGAATAATCATCTATATTTATCATTTTAAATAACCTAGTAAGATTATCTTTATCTAGATTAGAAAGAGCCATTTATATGTATTAAACATTCGCTTTTATATTTTAATATTATTATTTATTCTATATAATACATACAAGATACAAAATTTTTTTATTTATATATAAATAGTAAAAAAGAATTATATTATATGAGCTATTTTGTATATTTTATAGAAGCAACCAACGGACGAACATATATAGGCGCAACAGTCAATTTAGATAAAAGAATCAGACAACATAATTGCGAAATAAAAGGCGGGGCAACTGCTACTTCGATAGAGGTTAAAAAAGGAGAAGTCTGGAGTTATATATGTTATATAGAAAATTGCCCTACGTGGAATGCTGCGTTACAATGTGAATGGAGATGGAAACATTTATCACGACAGATACAGAAAGTTAACCCCCATCAAAACCCACGCGAAAGAAGATTAGAAGCATTATCTAAATTATTAACTTTAGATAAACCTACATCAAAAGCTCTTCTATATTCTAGTTGGGAAAAAACTCCAAATGTGGTTTATTTATAAAAAGTATAAAATTATTTTATATTTATAGTATATAAATAATTATGGAGAGAGGTTTAATAATGTTAATGCATTCATTGATTATTGGGTTTGTGGGATATATTATAATGGTAGGCATACTAAAACAATCGCCAGTTAAAGCAGAAAACAGGAGTATATTACTAACCGCAGTATCAACAATTTATATGGTTTTATTTGGACATGGATTACCAACAACAAATATACAGATTTAAATTAATAAATTAATGGATATATATTTCTATATTTCTATATTTCCTAAAAAATTGAAGTTACATACAACAAGATATAGTAGATAATATTAAAATAAAAAAAAGAACCAATAATATTTACTAACTAATATTTACTAACTTACCGGTTTCGTCAGTATATATTAATTTTTTTAGTTTATAGTTTTTTTTTTTTAATGTTATATCAATTGTATTTAGACAATTATGACACGGCTTGGCCATCATTAATTTGTCCCCGTTATTATTTGTTCTAAAAATTATTATATTAATTGAAGACATTTTTTTAGATTTTTTTAGACGTTGAACACAATCTACTTCAGCATGCACACAATCAAAACAAGTATTGGATTTTTTATTCATAAGATTATATTGATTATGTCCAAACGCGTAAAACGCACTGATGATTTAACTTGGGATTGAATGCGACACACCCGAGCTTAACTTTGCCATTGTCATTATTTTCAATCGAAGCCCGCAACGGTACATAGGTGTTCAAGATATTTTGCAACGTCATTGTTTTATTTTTATAATGTAGTAAATAAAAATAAAATCATATCAATTTTTTTGTATTTAAGAATACATTTAATTAACCAATTGGTGAATAGTTGTTTTTTACATTATATTAACATAATTATGTGAATTTACATCCGAACTTATAGTTTGAACCCTCACTTGACCGTTTATTTTTTCGGTAATAGTAACGATTTTCTTACCATTTTCAATTCTAGTAGAAGTAGATCTCATTGCTCTATTTGCTGGCATATGTACCACATTCATACCATGTACCACATTCATACCACGTACAGCATTCATACCATGTACAAATATATTATTTTGCATTTCTTCCTGCATATTCATTTGAGAAAAAAGCTGATTAAATAAATCATGTGGATTTACTTGTGGCATATTACTATGTCTAAATTGCGAGTTTTTTGTATATTTATCTTTATTGGTTAATATTTCATACGCTTCAGATATTTCTTTAAATTTTTTCTCAGCAGCTTCTTTATCGTCTGGATTTTTATCAGGATGATATTTTATAGCTAATTTTTTATATGCTTTTTTTATTTCTTGGTCTGTAGCATTATTGTTTAGTTCGAGCAGTTTATAATATTTCTCAAACATATTATAATATTAATAATATAATATTTATATTTATGTTATTAATATATTTTTAATAAATAACTAACATAAATACTAACAAAAAAAATTTAATTTAGTTTAGTTTTGTATCTGTCTTTCTTGATTATCAAGCTATATGTCCGATATATACAAACCACAACACCAATGGAATCCATGTAACAGGTACTAACACCCAGGGGGATTTGTCAAAGATGAAAATATAAAGCAAGACAAACATTGTAGAGAAAGATTCGATACTCGTGACGAGAAGGAGCTGGCTGAGCGGCGATGAGTCGGTAAAATCTATAATGAACACTGCCGCCTCACCAGGGTCAGGGTCAGGGACGGGTTCGGGTGAGGGGTCATGTGCATGTTCGGGTTCGGGGTCAAGAGTCTCCGCATTCTTTTCGTTTTCTTCGCGTGCAATTCTTAGTGGGTGAATATACTTCTCATTGTAAAACTCGTCGTCCCTTCCCATAAAATAATCCCACGCCTTCTTTCGTCTTTCATTTGCAAGTTCCTTCTCATTGCCCTTTGGCCCCTTGAGAGCTTTCCAATCACGTTCTTTAATAAGGAGCTCACGCTGTTTATACCTGTTGGTTGATTTATTATTGTATAGGTAGTGCTGCATTTCTGTGCAGTCGTCCCAGTCCATCGCATATGTCTCCGTGTTGTCCATAATTGAAGACTTAGGCGGCTTAGTGTATTCCCACATGTCCACATGACCCTTGACCAGGTTTGTTTTTTTCCATTTCGGAATATGGAATATTGGGAAATGTGTATTAGTTTCTTCTTTCCACACGATAGTATTTGCTATATTATAATCAAATTCCTTCAGATAATCAGCTAGATATGGTTCCCCTGACAGCATACTTCGAGATGGTTTATAATCGGATGATATATCAACGATTACAACCTTCTCACGAGCAACCCTGATAGCATTTCTAATTACGTTACGGTATGCGTCGCGTGGCATTTCGTGAAAGGAAAACATAATAGACACTGTATCAAATTCCCTGTCATCTCCAAAAGTTTCTGCATTACCCCATTTGTAATCACTGTCTGGATTAAATAGCTTAGCGAACCTAAGCATTTCAGGGGACGTGTCTATACCTACGCTGCGGCGAGCCGTCGACGCGCGCATGACCGTCGGCACTGTAGAGAAACCAGTTCCGCAACACATGTCTAGAGCGTCGCCCTCGAATGTATTATATACTTCTTTCCGGACATTTCTACCCCCATACGCAGTCTTGTCTATAAATTTAGTCATTAGGGGAGCTGTCGCTGCGTGAAGATTTCCAAGGGGTCCAGTGTTTCCGAGATTATGAATTTTATTATTTCTCCAATATGGTACTAAATTTAAATAAGAATACATTATACAAGATATGACAGACATTTAATTTGATAATATTAATACAATATTTGTTTTTTTATATCAATTTTAAATTTAATTTTAAATTTAAAAAATATTGTTTTAATAACTGCATTTGGTGCGGGAGAATCATTAAAAGATGCGAATATAGCTATAAAATTAATGAATAATTAATTAATATTCATTTGTTGCATAATGTTAACAAAATTACGTGAATTTGCATCAGAAGTGATAGTTTGAACTCTGCGCTGTCCATTAACTTTTTCTGTAATCGTAACAATTTTTTTACCATTTTTGATTTCTGTAGAAGTAGATCTCATAACTGAATTATTAGGTATTTGAACTATATTAATACCGTGAGACATATTCATAAAACCGGGGTTACCTAATGGTATTCCTTGATGAATATTCATATTAGAAAAGAGTTGATTAAATAATTCGTGGGGATTAATTTGAGGCATATTATTTTGTCTAAATTGTGGGTCTTGTGTATATTTGTCTTTGTTGGTTAATATTTCATATGCTTGAGATATTTTTTTAAATTTTTCTTCTGCTTCTTCTTTATTCTCTGGGTTTTTATCAGGATGATATTTAATAGCTAATTTTCTGTATGCTTTTTTTATGTCATCATTAGATGCATTATTTTCTAATTCGAGTATCCTATAATATTTATTAAACATAGATATAATATAAATTATATTATATTTATATTTAATATGTTATTGATATATTTTCTAATAAATTTTGTAATTAATCCAACAAAGATATATTTAAATCTAGATAAACCAAATGATAAGATAATACACATGGCGGTAACATTAAGAAATAATTTAGAAAAAAATATATCAGGTATGTTTCCAGGTATATATAGAAAATTGTTTTCTTATAAAAGATTGAGTAAAGAGTTACAATTTTTATATACTAAAGAATTATATTGGTGAACATCAAATTATAGTATAGATGAGATAGTAAAATTAGAAAAGAGTTTGCATAATAAATATATATTAGGAATTTATGATTGTCGACATTATGCAAATAAATTCTGTAAGTTAAGTTTAAATAAAGGTATACCTATATGGAATTTAAAAAGTTTATTATAATAAATTTATAAAAAATTGATTTTAAAAAAATTAAAATATTACCGCACATAGAGATGCTTCTTTTAAATGTTTGGAATTCATTAAGGAATAATAATATTGATTTTTCAAAATTTGAAAGAATTTTGGAATACCAATATGGAATTGCATATAATGATAATAAAATTTCAAATCAATCATTTGATGATGATGAAATGTTGATTTGTTTAAAAAAATATGTTAAGCAATATGAAAAGAAAAAGTATATACTATCTTTATCCGGTGGAGTAGATTCAATGGTACTTATAACAATTTTATGTTATTTAGGTTATGAAGTAGTTGGAATTCATATTAATTATAATAATCGCGAAGAAACAAAAGATGAGCAAAAATTTCTGGAAGTTTGGTGTAAATATAATGGAATTAAGTTATATGTAAAAAGTATAGATAATGTAACGAGGGGTTCAATTAAGAGAAGTGATTATGAATTATATACAAGAAAAATTAGATTTGATTTATATAAGGAAGTTTTATCTGAAGAAAGTTGTGATGAAATATTGCTGGGTCATCATAAAGATGATATAGTTGAAAATATTGTAGCAAATGTGTGTAGAGGACGAAATCTATTAGATTTGGCAGTAATAAAGGAAAAAACTCTAGTAAATGATGTTACAATGGTTCGTCCGATGATTGATTTTTATAAAGAAAGTGTATATAATTTTGCACAAAAAAATGGTGTTCCATATTTTAAAGATACAACGCCAACATGGTCTGTGCGAGGTAAATATAGAAATAATATTAGTATTAATTTAAGTGATACTTTTGGAGATAATTATAAACATAATTTAATACAATTGGGCAAACAATCTGACGAATGGAATGAACTAATTACTAAAACTATTACACAACCATTTTTAGATTCAATTATTTATAAAGATAAATGTGTTGAATTTAATATTAAAAATTATTTAGATTACCCTTTATGTTTTTGGAATGTTATTTTTGCTAAAATATTTTATAAATATGGTATTAATTCACCATCTAAAAAAGGTGTTATTACATTTATGAATTCAATGAAAAATATTAATAAAGTATCATTATCTAATTATTGTGAATGTAAAATCAAAAATTATATTGTAACTATAAATTTTAATATATCTTAATATATAAACGGTAACTACTAAGAAAATTAAATTAAAAATAAATAATAAAACTCTTAGAAAATATAATAAAATAATAATTGATTAAGTAAATAATTATTATATAAAAATTTATATAATAATTATGAATTGGATATTATATTCTATTGTTTTATCTATACATTATTTATTTTTTGTATGTGATATTTAATAAAACATTGTTCATATTTGGCATTATCATTTATTATACTATAATTTTCCAAAGAATTTTTATCATTTTATTTTGAGTTTTTGTAATAAAGATAAAAAATATAAAGATATAATATTTAATTTTAATAATGGAAAAACATAAAAAAGAATTACAAGAAAACGGATATACTATATTTAGAAATTTGTTATCAGAAGAGGAGGTAAATGAATATAAAAATGAATTTAATAATTGGCTGGATAAAGTTGAAGATTTAAGAAAATTACATTCTATGATAGACTTTAATGGTATTTTTAAACATTATGAAGTAGGAAATCAAAGATTTGCTTGGTTGATGAGAACAAATGTAAAAATAGTAAATATTTTTAAAGAGTTATGGGAAACTGATGAATTAGTAACATCATTTGATGGATGTTGTTATTATCCAAAAGAATATGTTGGCGAAGAGAGATATTGGACACATACAGATCAATCTTCAAGAAAAAAAGGAGTATATTGTTATCAATCGTTTGTAAGTTTAACAAATAATAGTGAAAGAACATTGCAGATATATGAAGGAAGTAATTTATTGCACGAAAACTATTTTGAGACAATGAATATAGATGATCCAAGTGATTGGAATATAATAGATATTGATTATATAAAGACTTTATTAAATAAACAAAAAATTTTAACTGTGAATGCGGGTGATTTAGTAGTGTGGGACTCGAGAACATTTCATCAAAATTTATGTGGCGGTAATAATAGTAATGAAGAAAGATTAGTACAATATTTATGTTATTTACCAAAAAATAAAGAAGGAAATACTGAAAGAGAGCAAATATATAGAAAAAGATATTATGAAACAAAAAGAACTACTAGTCATTGGCCATATCCAATGAATGTAGTACCAAGTCAACCTTTAACATATAATTATTATAATGAAGAAAACCCTATTATAATAGATTATGATTCACTTCCAGAACCTTATTTAGATGATTTAAGAACAAAAATAGATGAATTATTATAAATCTTTTTTAATTTCTAGTTTCATACTACTATGGATTATGCCTATAAAGTTTACCTGTAATAGTATATTTATCTAAATTATTAGAGATATTATGTTTATAACTAATGTCCCAAGTAGAAGGATAAAAAATTAAATTTCCTTTTTTTGGAAAAATTTTAACCCCATTAATAAATTCAATTTCACCATCATATTCAATTGTATTAAGAAAAAAAATAAATGATATTATAGAAGCATCTAAATCATTCCATTCAAAATCGTGTTTAAAATTTTGAAAACCAATATTTTTATAATATTTATTAATTGTGTATCCGTTATCGTTTATATTATGGTAAGGAAAATAAATAATTGTATCATGGCAATGTTTAATATAAATACTTATATATTCTCCAAGTATTTTATAAATAATATCATCTATTTCTTTCCATAAATGAAGATCTTTTGGTTCTTTACTTATATCATAAAACGATAAATTACAATCTTTATTACAAATATTCTTTTCTGTATTATAATTATTAAATTTATTAATAATATTATCACATATTCTTTCACTTAAAACATTTTCATAAATGCAAATAAGTTTTTTACTTATATTATCCATATTACTAATATAATTAAAAAAATTTTAAATACTTTTTTTATTTAATCTTTATCCAACAAGCAATAACATATTTTGTATCACTTATAGGAACACAACCTTTATGAACGTAACTCCATAAACATGGAAAAATTAGTAATTTTCCTTTTTCGGGTTTAATTTTAGTGCCGTCAATAAATTCAGTTTTGCCTCCTTCATCAACTGTATTTAAATAAAATAAAAGAGTAAAATATCTGTAACCAAAATTACCTAATTTGGAAAAATCATTATGAAAATTATAATAATCTTCATTTTTACAGTATTTATGCATAAGAAATTTTGGATAAATTTCAAATTCTTTAAAATTTAATAAATTTTTTAAATTATTGTTTTTATAAATATTTAGATTATCATTTATAATAGGTATTAATGATTCATATATATTTTTCCACGTTAAGTTATTATTAGTAATAAATAAATCTATTGTTTTTTTATATTTTAGATTAATTCCATTAAGAGTTTCACCTTGAAATTGATTGACTATATCATTTTCAAAAGTATTTATAATTAGATTGCATAAATCATCAGTTAAAGTATTATTATAAACTTGAATTAAATTAGACATTATTTTAATTAGTATTTAAATTCTTAAGTTGTAACCAACCAGTAACTATATATTTGTTTGAACTTAATGGAATATTACCTTTATGGACATAATTCCAAGTTGCAGGAAAAATTAGTAATTTTCCTTTTTCAGGTTTAATTTTAGTGCCGTCAATAAATTCAGTTTCACCTCCTTCATCAATCGTATTTAAATAAAATAAGTAAGTTAATATTCTACAACATCCAATTTCTTTAGTTATATTGGATTTATTATCCGTTAAATGAAAATCATTATGAAACGCATAATGTCCTTCATTTTTCAAATATTTCATAATCAAAAATTCGCTATTTATGAAATTAATTGGTAATGAAAAATTCGTAATTTTTCTGTATTCATTAATGTAATAAATTAATTTAGAATTTAATAAATTATATATTTCTGATAGATTACTTGTTTCATTGCTTCTTAAAACTAAATCTGTAGTTATTTTCGCCTTGGGGACATATCCTGCAGAAGTGACTCCTTTTTCAAGATATTTATTATTTTCAAATTTGTATATTAAATTATCACAAACTCTAGAACTAATAGAATTTTCAAAAATTTGAATAAGACTAGACATATTTAATATTTAATTAAATATGTATTTAATATTTAACATGATAATTTAAAAATAATATAGATAAATATAATAATATTTATATTGAATAATATACTTAAGGAATTTAATAATGGATTATGTATCAAATACTTTGTCATTAGATACAGATAATTTATTTAAGAGAAAGGGTAATATCAAATTTAAAAAAATAAATAATATTATGATAGGTAATGCTAATACTAATAATTTTAATTTAGATTTTTCATATAATATAAATTAAAATATTGATAGGCAAAAATTAAGTTCAAAATTAATAAGATTTATAGATGTTATATTTTACAATTGTGGTTTATATGATAAATTTTATTATAATTAATCATTAATCAAAAATAATATAATAAATTGTTATGAAAATGATATTAAATTCAAGTTTTTAGATTTAGAATTTAAAAAACCTCATTCTTTATTTTATTTTGAAAAAAATATAAATTTTGTAGGTGGTATGTGGGCAAATGTATTTGAAGATAAAAACTCGTCATGATTGTAAATATTATCTGACATTTTATTTAAATTTATTACCTGTTATTAGTCTTAAAAATGTATAAATAGAAAATGAAATAAGCATAGTATGAGATATCATAAATAATATGTTAACTATTAAAAAGTTATTAGCAGAAGTTAAAGAAGGATCAATTTTATTGTGGTTAGTTATTAAGCTATATAAATTAATGTTTATAATAAAAGAACAAATAACAATAAATAAAGAAATTAAACTTAAACCAGATGAATACATTGCACTTTTACCTCTATAATATCTAGAATAACCAAGTGCAGCAAATGATACAGCAGTTGTTAAAGCGACATTTCTAATGGTAGTTTGATAATACATTAAAATATCTTTATTGGATTGTAATTCTAAATCTTTTTTTTGTAATTTATCAGTTTCCATTTATATATTGTAAATATTAAAAGATAAATATAAATTTTTTAATATTATAATATTTTTGATGGTTTTTATTTCAAAACTGGTTGTTACTTAACCGATTTTAGCAGCAAAACTTATATTAATTAATTATAATGTAAATATGTTAGATAATCCAATTATTGGTTTTAATTTGGGAATACCATTAAATATTTTGCAATACATATTTACAACAACATATTATCATGATAATATTTTAAATAGCGAATTGATTTTATTACAATTTGCAATAGGTATTTTTACATATGGAACAGATAGATAAGCGAAACTACTGTATTGTAACTCAGTAAGTTAATCTTCTTTATTAAAAAATATGTATAAGCCGGCTATAATAGTAAAAATACCAAATGTTTTTCTTAATATATCTGTATTAACTTTAATACTTAACTTAGCAGAAAAGAAACTTGCAATAGTAAAAAGAAAAGCCATATACATTGCTGCTTTAATATCACCAAAACCTTGTTTATATAATGATATTGCTGCAAATATTCCAATGGGAGGTAATAACATAAGTAATGAAGTTGCTATACGAGATTTTAGAGTTCCTAATATACCAAAAAAAGTAAGTAAAGGAACAATTAATATTTCTGCCCCTCCACCTATAAATCCGGCAAATATTCCACTTATAACTCCAGTTAATGTTAAGCCTAAAATATAATTCATTATTTTATATATAAACTTATTTTTATAATTTTATATATAATAATGGATAGACCATTAAGAAGTCTCATTATAATAAAAGAAAATAATCAACTATTTTCTCCAGATTTTGCAATATGTATTTATATACTTATAACTGTTTTAACTGGCTATTATTGTAAATTTATTATCTCATAATAGTATAATTTATTGTAAATATATATAAAAACTTATTATTATTATTATTAATACGAATATGAAATTTCTAAACCTATTAATAATATTATTTTCTTTTGTTAATTGTGATTTAGATCATGATAATAACGGAGCTCATGGTATAAGTGATGGTCATTCTTCGCAACATAGTTATAGAATTTCTCATATAGATACTGGTTTTGATATTGAATTTATTGGAGATTCTGTGGTAAAAAATTATGAAATATTTATTAATTTTGAAAATGAAATAGAAAATAGATATGTCTTAGATAATATTAATTATAATTATAGTATTAATAATTATGCTAATAATATAGAGGTTCATGATAGCACAGATCATAAATTAGAATGTTTATATTATTCAAAAATATTCAATAATTTGAATTATACAATTTTAACCTATTATAATGTATCATTTCATAGTGCGGTGCTTCATATTAATTATGATTATAGTTATTGTTTAAAAAATGATATACACGAAAATGACGATGATAATTATAATTATGTATTAATGTATACGATTTTAGTGATATGTTTATGTATATTACTAATAGTATCGTTTATTGTATTAATATCTTGTGGAGTAATGCGCCATCGTGCTATTGCACACATACATACATTTACTAGAAATCCTCATACGGCTAGTTCTGAAGTTCAAATTAACGAATTAAAAGTTGATAGTATTCAAACATTGGAGCACATACATACATAAAAACTTAAAATAATTGATAAAATATTTTAATAAAAAATTGATAATCATATTTGTTTTTAATTAATTGTTAAAAACAAATATTAATAAGATGAATTACTTTAAGTTATGTTATCTCTCATTTAATTTATATGGAAATTTATCGTTATTTTTACAGCTAAATAAGATATACATTTTGGAGAAGAAAATAATAAATTTAGAAAAAGAAAATATTAAATTTAAAGAAGAATATATTAAATATATATATATGCGCGACGCCTATACAGAGAGACTATTTGAAGAACGCCGCGAATGTATGATGGATATTTCATAATTTTAATCTACTTCATCAATATTGGGCATTCCACTCCCAGCCATATCGGGCATTCCGGGCATTCCACTCATTCCAGCCATATCGGGCATTCCGGGCATTCCACTCATTCCAGCCATATCGGGCATTCCGGGCATTCCACCCATTCCACCCATATCGGGCATTCCGGGCATTCCACCCATTCCACCCATATCGGGCATATTGGCTGTAATTTTTTCTTGAAGAGGTTTCATTTTTTCTTTTAATTCTTCTGTACGCGATTCATATTCCTCTTTTGAAGCCATTTGATTACTATCAAGCCATTTTGTGTTTTCTTCAATAACCTCGGATAATTCTGTTTTCATATTTTCATCAATAATAGATGATAATTTTTCATCAGAGAGAGTAGATTTCATTTGATAAACAAAACCCTCGAAATTATTACGAGCATCAATTATTGCTTTTGCATTCTCATCATCTTCTTTAAATTGTTCTGCTTCAGCTAACATTTTATCAATATCCTCTTTAGTAAGTCTTCCTTTATCATTTGTTACTTTTATTTCGTCAGATTTTCCAGTTGATTTTTCTAATCCTGATACTGTAAGAATTCCATTTGCATCTAAATCATATGAAATTTCAATTTGTGGCATACCACGGGGCATAGGTGGTATTCCTTGTAGTGTAAATTCACCTAATTTGTTATTATCTTTAGTAAATTGTCGTTCACCTTCAAATACTTGAATAGTTACTGCGGGTTGATTATCTGCATAAGTACTGAATGTTTGCGATTTTTTTGTTGGAATTGTTGAATTACGTTCAATAATTTTTGTCATTACACCACCACTTGTTTCAACGCCAAGAGATAATGGAGTTACATCAAGCAGCAGAATATCTTCAATTTTACTATCTTTTACACCAGATAGTAAAGCGGCTTGAACAGCTGCACCATACGCCACCGCCTCGTCTGGGTTAATAGATTTATTTAGTGCTTTACCATTAAAGTAATTTTCTAATTGAGTTTGAATTCTTGGAATACGCGTTGAACCACCTACTAAAACCACTTCATCAATGTTTGATTTGCTAATTTTAGAATCTTTAATTACCTTTTCGACCGGTTCAAATGTTTGTCTAAAAAGATCACCGCATAATTCTTCAAAACGAGCCCGTGTAATACTACTGCTATAGTCAATGCCTTCAAATAAACTATCAATTTCTATCGTGGCTTGTGTAGATGAAGATAATGTTTTTTTTAGATTTTCACTTGCGGTTCTTAATCGTCTTAGTGAACGTTTATTTTCAGATAAATCTTTTTTATGTTTTCTTTTAAAATCTTGCACAAAATGTTGCACTAGACGCGTATCAAAATCTTCCCCGCCTAAACGTGTGTCACCCGCGGTTGCTTTTACTTCAAAAACACCTCCTTCTATAGTAAGAAGTGTTACATCAAAAGTTCCTCCACCTAGATCGTAAATAAGAATATTTTTTTCTTTTTCTGTTTTGTTATCTAATCCATAGGCTATCGCAGCGGCAGTTGGTTCATTAATCATACGCAGAACATTTAGTCCAGCAATAGCGCCTGCATCTTTTGTAGATTGTCTTTGCGAATCATTAAAATATGCAGGAACAGTAATTACTGCTGAATCTACTTTTTCACCAATATATGCTTCTGCTATTTCTTTCATTTTAACAAGAATCATAGAAGATATTTCTTCTGGTTGGAAATCTTTAATTTCATTTTTATAACTAGCTTGAATAATTGGTTTATTATCTTTATTAATAACCGTATATGGAAATTGTTTTATATCATTTTGTGTTGCTGTATCTGTAAAATTTCTACCAATAAGACGTTTTGCATCAAAAATTGTATTTTCAGGATTTTGTGATGATTGATTTTTTGCAGCATTACCAATTAATCTTTCACTGTCTGTAAAAGCTACATATGATGGCGTGGTTCTCATTCCTTGATCATTGGGAATAATTTCACACTGTTCATTTTTCCATACTGCTACACATGAATAAGTTGTACCTAAATCTATACCAATTGCAACCATTAATAATAATTATGTATTAATTTGTTTTTAAATACATTATATATATTTTTAATTTTAAAATTATATATTATATATCATGACTACTACTACTACTATTGATTTATCTAATAATAATTTTTTTACATATTTTGATTTTGTAGAAAATAATGATATGTTTCTAGAAACAAATTCTATATTTTCAAATAAAATTGGAGAAAAAAATATTGATATTAATCTAGATGAGACAGTATTTTAAAGTATTAATTTTCACCGCCTGTATTAGTAGACAGAATGCGTTTCATAAATACTAGTTGTATCTGCTTATATTTTTATAGATGAAGTAATTTCATTTTCTTTAATAATTGAAATAGATATATCATTAAGAATTACTTTACTGTGTTCCCGCCAATAATTATTTTTCATATCATTAATAATTTTATTATGTTTTTTTATATTATCATTTTTTAAAAATTGATAATAAAATTATTAATTAATTTATACTAATAGATGTTAACTATGTTAGAAAAAACGAATGTTAAAGAAGTATATGAAGAAATTGCAGAACATTTTGATGTTACCAGAGTTAATAAGTGGGCTTGGGTAGAAAATTTTCTTAATAATTTTAAAAAAAACTCATTGATTTTAGATTTAGGTTGTGGTAATGGAAGAAATATGAATCATAAAGATATTAAATTTATTGGTGTTGATAATTGTGATAAATTTGTTTCAATTTGTAATAATAAAGGTTTAAATATTATAAATAGTAATATTACAAAAATAGATTTAGAAAATCAAAAAGCAGATGGTATAATTTGTATAGCAGTATTTCATCATTTATCAACATTAGAAAATAGAATAGACGCATTAAAAGAAATGAAAAGGTTATTAAAACCGGGGGGTAAAATTTTACTTTCTATATGGTCAATAAATCAACCTATTAAAACTAGGAGAAAATTTAATAATTATGGTAATAATATAGTAATTTGGAATTCATATGGTAAAATTTATGAAAGATATTATTATATATTTAAGATTGATGAAATTAAAAGTTTATTTCGATTATTAGGATTGCTACTATTAAAACATGAATATTCGTGTGGTAATGAAGTTTTCACTTTAATGAGTATATAATTTAAATTATATACATATATCATGTCTATTATTTGGATTAATCAGGCATAATCATTAGCATATTAGAAGAAATTTTATACTGATTGAATTTATTTTGTTTATTAATGTAGGAAATTATTTATGTAAATATCTATTTAATTAATTAGACTTGATTAATGTATTTAAAAGAGTAAAAATTAATAATAATTATTTTTTTTGTTGACTATTATTATAAATAATGGGTGGACAAAGCGACATTGCTAATTTAGGTGCAGGCGAACAAGAAGCATTGGTTTCTGCGCGATTAGGAGACATAAGAAAAAAAGTTAATGCTGAATCATGGTCTCCTAATATGGAAAAATTAATTGCTGATTGGGGAGAAAAAGCTGCTGGTTTACGATTTATGCATTCTCATTCTGGTAGTTCATGGAAAAAATTTGGAAATAATTTGGCAATTACAGGCATATTAGTTACTAGCATTGCATCGTCTATTTCGTTGGTCGCAACTAGTGTAGACGATGTAGAAATTAAAAATGGAATATTATTTGGTGTAGGCGGAGTTGGAATGGTTTCCGCATTAATTCAATCTTTTAAAAAATTCTATAATGCTGAAGAAAAGGCTGCGGACCATGCATCTGTTTCTAAACAATTTGGTTCTTTTTATAGATATATTACATTGCAAATGAATATGTCAAGAGAAGACCGTGATCCTTCTGATGTTTTAACTACATACGCATTAAAAGAATATGAAAGATTACAACAAGAAGCACCACCACTAAGCGGTGAATCTATTAAAGCATTTAAATCTAAATTTTCTAATGGCGAACAAGCTATACCTGATATTGCCGAAGATAAATTTGTTATTCGCGTAACACAACCCCCAATAGTGTTGGAGAATAAAATAACAGTTGTAAAAGAAACTGTTAAAATTAATGATGTTGAATTGGGTAATTCTGGCGATTAAGCTATTTTAAATAATCATAATTTTTTATTTTTTTATTTTTTAATCTATTATTTAATTATTTTTGATTAATCTGCTATTATTTATTTTTACTTCTAATGTAAATGTGAAATCCTCATTTATATTAGTATTAATGATATTACCATAATAATCTATTATTTTTATATTAAAACTAAGAAGATTTATTACACCATCATATTGTCTGGTGTGGTCATTTCGTGTATCGGTTATAGAATAAGTTTCATTTATATAATAATTATTTTTTTGATTGCCGAGAGAACTATTAATTTTTGCTAAAATTTTTTGTGTAGACATATTATTATTTAAAAATAGTTTATGGGTTTCTACTATATTAGATTGATACTCATCTAGACAAAAAAATAATTCAGTAGTACCCTTATTTGAATAAGTATATATTGAATTTATTTTTGAGTTAAATAGTTTATTATTACATGTATCATTTATGGATGTATAATAATTTGAACTTTTATTATAATCAAAACCCAGAATTGTTGCTAATGAATAATATTTTGTATAATTTGTTCTAAAGTCAATCGAGAAATATACAAATGATGCATCTGTTGTAGAAGAATTAGTTAAATAATTATTAGATAATTCAAATATTACTTTTTTTGAATTTTCATTTATAGTAAAATGTATATTTTTCATAAAATCATTAGCATTTAATGAATTATCAAAATAATTGTTATTTAAATAATTTTCGAGTGATTGTGGGTCATCATAATATCCATCATCAATAATTATTGAATTTGAAAAATCGCAAGAAATCTTATTATCTTGTTTAATAAACTTTTTAATAATAAAAGTATTATTTAATTTTGAATTGCTAATTAAATATGGTTTTTTTATAGTTATAGATGCTAATTTTATTCTACTTATATTATTAACAGGTGTTGATAAAAGAAAATTACTATTTGTTGGTGGTATTGTTGTTTCAAGTAAAGAATTATTTTTTGCTCGAAATACTGTATTAAAATGTAAATAATTATAACTATTGTAATTTTCAATTTGATCCTTATTTTTATTAATTAAATCAAAAATATTATAACTCATATTTTCTTCTTCTAAATCTAGATTATTATTATTGGTATTTTTTTTATCTTGAAACTCACTATTAATATTTTCCATATTTTCCATATTTTCCATATTTTCCATGTTTTCCATATTTTCCATATTTTCCATATTTTCCATATTTTCCATATTTTCAATTGAATTTCCAAAATCTGGTAATATATTTTGATTTATCAGTTGATTATCATACATATCTTGTATTAATTTATTTTGAATGTTATTAAAAAATTCTTTAATTTTTTCATTATTTTTAAAATAATTGTAATTTTCATTTAATAAATTTATTTTTTCAATTACTTCTTCTTTTGTGTAATATTCTGATATTTCTAATAAATTTATTAATTCTTCTGTAGTATAATCATTTGTGTTTGTGTTTATATTTGCGTTCATAATTATATATTAAATACATTTATTTATTTATTAAATCGTAATTTTATATAATCATTTAAAATTTTGCAATAGTTTAATTCTTTATTTTTTTTTATGTGTTTTGGTATTATTTGAATACCTTGTCCTCTTTTGCAGTGAAAAGGAGATTTAAATATTAATTTTTCTAAATTTTTTATAATTATTAATTCATAACTAGTCAATTCATTTTTATCGATTCTATATTTTGATTTGTATGTATATCTATTGTAGTTTTTATCAGTATAAATTCTATATTTTTCTTTTAAAAATAGTTTGTTTTCTATAATTCCTATTCCTTCAATACAATTATTACTGTTATTCATTTCTAAAATAATAAGTTCTTGATTAGGTAATATATTATCTGTAATTTTTACAGGGGTTGAATAAAGACAATTTATACTGTGTTTTTCTCTAAATTTTTTATTTTCCAAGTAAGTATCATTATTAAATCTTGTAACACATAATTCCATTTTACAGCAAATACTTTGTGATATAAAATTTTATCAATTTTTTAAAAATATAAATAATAACAGCTTTATTTATATTTTTACATGCACAGAGGTTATATAATTTTAATTGTTTATTTATTATTTTTTAAGTAATAAACACCTAATTTTATACTTTTTGTATTCTTGATTTCTGTTTTAATAATATTTATTTTTTCGTCTTCATTAAAATCGTCTAAAATTTTATTATTAATAGAATAAATAAATTTATAACAAACTACACGATTATATATTTCTTTTAAATTTGAATCTAGTGTATCTTTAATATGATTAATAATAATATATCCGTCACTATTTGAGATATTTAGATTTAGAGAATTATTATTAATTGGTAGATCTAACTCCATAAAATTTTTATCTTGAATAAAATTTATTTCGTTTACTACTTTTTCAATATTATCTTTACTATCTTGAAATAAATCTAAAATTATATTTTCAATTATTCCAGATGGATAATCATTTTGATATTGTTCACGCATATTTGAACGAATTTCTTGTTTTATTTCTTTAATATTATTATTATAAAATGAGTTTGCAATCTCATTAATATTTGATTTTTTTATGCATAATATCTTGTTATCATTTAAATATTTTTTGTATTCATTTTTTAAATATTCTAATAATATTGTTTTTATATCATTTATATAATCACCCATAATAATAAATATAAAAACATAATTTTAATATTAAATTATAATTTTATAAAAGATGTAAATATTTTTTTTATATTAATTTATTTATCAATGTTTTATTGGTTAATTTTTTAACTTATAAAATTACACATAAAATTAATTATACATTAATTAAATGGTTACATTATACAATCAATTTGAATGGTTCTATTTTAATTAAAATTGTTCAGTGGTTAAATACTAATTTGGAGTTGTTAGATATAGAAAACGGTGAAATATTATATAATATATTTTCTTCTTTTTATGAGAATTGTAATATTCATAATTTAAACTATACTAAAAAACTATTTTTTAATGAATTTAATATTGATTTTGATAACATTATAGAATTAGATAATTCATTTCAAATTAAATCGGGGTCTATAGCACAAGTCTATAAAGCTAATTTGGCAATCGGGGTGGTCGATGGACAAACTAGTAATGAAGTTGTAGCATTAAAAGTGGTGCATCCAGATATTAATTATCAATTTATTTTTCCAATTATGTATATTAAATTGTATAAATTTTTGGTTAAAAATATATCTTGTTTGAATTGTTACGATACTATATTTATATTTGATAGTTTTTTTAATAATTTGAATAATCAAAGTAATATGCAAATTGAGTTTAATAATATGAAATATTTTTATGATTCTTATAAAGACAATGACCATATATTAATACCAAAACCATTACGTGCTACAAAAAATATTTTAATTATGGAATTTATTGATGGTGAAAAATTAGATTTAATAAATACTTCTGTCTATGAAAAGCAAAAAATGGTTTTATTATTAAATTTATTTTTAAAAGATAATTATTATTTTAAAGATTTTTATCATTCTGATTTACATGAATCTAATTGGAAAGTAATTAAATTTGATAATTTTTATAAAATTATTATTTATGATTATGGATATATTTCTTCTAATAAATTTAAAGAATCGTTTAAACAACTTATATATTATAATGATATGTTAGATATTAATTCTACACTTGATCTATTATATAATAATTGTAAGTATATTAAAATTACCAAAAAAGAATTTATATTAAAATTTGAACAATATTTGGAAAAAAAACAAATTGAATTTAAAGAGCCCTTTTGTGATGATATAATTATTACAGTATATAATTTTTTATTTATTAATAAAATTTATATAGAATCATATATGCTTGAATTATTTATTTCTATGATATTATTTAAAAAGAATATTATAAAATTTATTACTATAAAAAAAATTGGTGTTTCTAATGCTAATACGCTGATATCCAGTTATATTAATTCTATTTATATTTGTAATAAATATAAAATATTTCCCGAATTGAAAAATTATTATCAGATAAAATATATTGAAAATCCAGAAATTAAAAAATTTTATGACTTTGAAAATACTTATTTTGAAGAGTTAAAAATGGATAATTCTTTAGATATTTAACGTATGAACCTTCTTTATTTATGTCAAAATTCCTCTTCCTTTACATGTTTTACAAATTGTACCAGTATTTAATCTTAAAGTTTTTTCTGATTTATTATAAATCTTTCCACTTCCATTACATATAGAACAAATACTCGCATTACTTAATCCGAATTGAAGATAACGGTTCGTCTTATTTAGTAATATTGTTAATTCTGGTTTTATTAATTCTGATTTTATTAATCCTGATTTTATTAATTCTGATTTTATTAATTCTGATTTTATTATTTTTCCGGCTCTTTGACTTAGCATATTTGTTATATATATATTGTTTTTTATATATATATATATATCAATTTTTTTTTACATCTAACAAAAAAATGATATTAATTTTAAATAATAAAAATAAAATAAAATTAATATCATTTTTTTGTTAGATGTAAAAAAAAATGATATTAATTTTATTTTATTTTTATTATTTAAAATGCTAACTTATAATGATAATGATAATGATAATGATAATGCAGAAGATTATTTTATATATCAAATTGATTTATCAATTGAAACTGGTAATATTAACTATATAAAAAACGCAGTTAAAAAGTATAAAGGTTTGCTAAGCGTATATTATATTGACTGGGCTAATAGAGTTATGATGGATTTAATACAAGAATCGGTTGATGATATGGAAATTGGAAATAATTAAAGAAAGCGGCCATGGGGTTTTATACAAGTCAAACAAAGAATATATAGTTTTTAAAACTATTTTCTATATATTCTATTTCTTTTGCAGAGAGATTAAAGAAACTATAAAGTAATTTATCACGATTCTCTCTGTCATAATTTTTTAATTTAGGAAAATTTGGAATTTTAGTTATAACTGGTATAAAACTAAAAGCAGCGCGCTCTAGAAATCTCATTCTATAATTACAACAAGAAAATATAAATAATGTTAATTTTGTAGAGAGAAAGTATTGAATTTCTTCTAATTCTTCAAAAGTGTAATCAAAACTTGAAATTATATAATTATCTCTCGTTGATACACCATAAATACCTTCTTTATCAAAATATGGAATTCCATACATTTTATGTGGTAATACTAATTTTGGTTTTTTATAATAATATTGTGATTTTATATTTGAATAATTGAAAACTATATCAGCAGTTAAGCCATCTAAAATACAGGTTTTTATATTGGTAAATATATAATTCTCTCCACTTGTATTGGAGAGAATCATTTTTTTAGGTGGGGTATTTGTTTTATTAAATTTTAATGAACCAACTAAATCTATGTAATTTTGTAATGTTTTTAATATATTTATACCATTTATGGGTATTGGATTTAAAGGTTTTAATAAGAACTCTAAAAAATCTCTTTCGATTTTATCATAAATTTTGATGGCTTTATTATCCCAATTACTAGTATCTGTATTTTCAATTAAAAAAAAACAAGTTGGTGTTTGTGCATTATAATTAAATGCTTTACAACTATCAGAAGCAGATAAACATTTTAATTTACGAATATATAAATTTGTTAAAGTATTGTAAAGATTTGCTTTATCAGTTTTTAGCCAGAGAGAAGGTATAATTAGATTCAGAAATCCTCCTTTGTTAAGTAAATTTAAACTTTTATTAATAAATTCTACGTAAACTGATTTTCCATCATCTGTTTTTTTTTGTCTACTATTAGTAGGCGTTTTTATAGAACCATGTAAATTGTAGGGAGGATTTCCACATATAAAATCAAATTTATTATATTCATATTGATTTAATGAGAGAAAGCATTTATTTATAATGTTTGATTCTTTACCAAATAATTCTGTTAAATAATCAATATGTGGTTGGTAAATTTCGATCATAAATAACATATTTTTTATAATATGATTTTTGCAATCTTCTATATTTTCAAATTGGTTACTGAGATGTTTTACTAATCTGTTATATATATTTTGTGAAAAAGCTCCTTTTCCGGCCCCTATATCTAACCATTTTAAATCTTTAATTTTAAAATATTTTTCCGGTATTAAATCTAAAATTTCATCTACTAAATTTTCTGGCGTATAAACAATACCATAATTATTTATGTCGGATTTATTTAATGAATTGTTATTCATTAAATAATATTTAGGATTTAAATTTTTTATTATTACCTATTAAATAATTAAAATAATTAAATTTTTTATATAATAATGGAAATTTTGGACGATTTAATAAATAATATATATAATGAATCATCTTCTCTGGATACCGAAAAAGGTCATAAAAAACACGTAAAAAAATGTCGTAAAAATACTGCATTGAGGTCACATGACTGATGAGCAGTTAATAAACTTGTATAGCGACTTTCCTGGTTTTGCGCCCGGCAATATCCCCGTGTAAATAATTTAACTATTTTCAATTTTTTTAATATCTTCAATAATAAATTTCTCATTTTTTACAATTGACATAATGTGTTCTTGAAAATGAGAACGCAGCATTGTTTTATTTTTCATTTTTGTATTTTTTATAATGTTCGCTTCCATATAAAATTTATTAATAGGAAACCATCCTATTAATTTTTTTTCATAAAGTCCATTCTCTTTGGACTTAATAATATTAGATGCTTGTTTTTCAATAAATTTATTATTATTACTAAAATATATAGGTAAATCTTTATTGTATTTTGTTCTGAAAATATAAGTTGTGTATTTATCATAACAAATAGATAAAATCATATTATTATTTACTTCTTCTTCTAATTCTTCTTCTGTTCCAAAAAATCCATTTAATTCTTCTGTGCCTTCTCTTATTCCTGTTTTAAATGGTTTTTCACCTTTATGTGAACCACCACCAAAATCTGACCATAACCCATTATTACGTTCTTGACCTAATAGTAAAAATAATGTTCCTCTATATAGAGCCACTGGTAAAATTCCTGCTCCCATATTTCTTTATTGTTAATATAAAAAACATATATTATTTTTATATCAATTTTATTTATTTATTTATTTATTATTATTATTATTATTATTATTATTATTTTCTTGCATTAACTTATCTAAGACGACACGGCGTTATTCTTGTATTCGTATATGTTTTTCATTATATTTCCCATTATCTTTATCTTTTTTTTAGAATTTTTTTTGTTCGCGATTATCCAAAATTTTGTCTTTAGTTGGCATATTTATAAATTATATAAAAAAAATTTTTTTGGGATTTTTTTGGGAATTTTTTTGGGAATTTTTTTGGGATTTTTTTGGGAATTTTTTCTATTACTTCATTACATTTAATTTACTTTTCTGCTTATCCTGCTGCTACGGTTGCGTATGTGACTCGCTGCCGCTTTGACTCGTCGGTAATAGAAGTGTCCATAGGGATTGACACTAGAAACTTAATTGAAGTCTTCATATCATCAGTCTTGATTACTTCATATCCCGGATTGTTAACACGACGATGTGCGTTTTTATTCACCAGAAGAGGGAAGAATTTTTTGTCGTGATAAACAAAACGAGTCTTTGTGTCTACGTTTTTGATATCATCCTGAAGAGCACGAGATGTCTCGTTGTCAAACCACTCGTCAAAGTGGACGAACGCCTCACGCCGACCCTTAACAATGTTCTTAACAAAATCAACGCGCATAACCCGACCAATATTGTGGTCTTTAAACTGGCGCTTGATATAGGTTTCGGTGATATGTTCCTGAACAACGGGGATGTAGAGCGATAGCATCGTCTCTAGTTAATAATTGTAAGATATAGATATGTTTAACTTTATTTATTATATTCAATTTTTTTTGCATCTAACAAAAAAATTGAATTATTTTATTTTAAAAACAATTTATTAATAATAATAATGACAAAGAGAAGATTAGAAAAACCAATAACTTCGGTTGTTGTAAATACTACTGGTTTTAGTGGTATATTAAATAATGAATATTATAATCAATTAAATTGTGACAGTATAAAAATAGTTAATAATCGTATTATATTTCATTCAACTATTACAAGTTATACTATAGAAAAATTATTTGAATTTATTAAAATTATTATAGAATCATCTAATTTTGATCGTAATTTGAATCGTATTTATTTACATATTATTTCAAATGGAGGAACATTGGAGGGTTTAAATGAATTTATAAATATTAAAAAAAATAATTTTACTAGTTTAGAATTTGTTTCGGTTATAGAAAAAAGTTGTTCTGATGCTGGATTTATGTTAGCATCATTATGTAATTATCGAATTATTAAAAAAAATGTTGTTTGTTATATGTCATCACTAGATATTAATAGTAAAAATTGGGGCGTATATGAGCAGGGTGTAAATATATCAGAGTTGTTTCAATATGTAATGTTAAATATTAAATTCAAAGTATCAAAAGATAAGATGTTAAAATATATTACTCAAAATAATATTTGGAATGCAAAAAAAATGGTTAAAATAGGATTTATGGATGAAATTATTTAATTATAAAAGCATTCCCATGATGCTATAAAACTCCAATCCATATTATTTAAACTAAAATGTCTACCATATTCATCTAATAATTGTATTCGCAATTTTTTTATATTTGTAGGTCCAAAATATTCTCGGATGTGTTTATTACTATATAAATAATCCCCTGGTGCTCCTGCTGATTTAAATGCGGTTTTATCTTCTAAACAAGATAATATATTTATTCTGGCAATAATATTAGGTGCCATACAAGAAGATGATGCTATAGAAAAATAGTTCCGAGAACTTGTTTGAAAATCGTCAATAGCAATATATAAATATCTTGGATAAGAAATATGACAAATACAAGGCGAAATATTAGATCCTGTATCTGGTGATAGCCCTAAATTAGAAGGTGATGGCATAGAACCAGTTATAATAGAAGAACAATCTATAATAGCTTTATCTGATCTAAATCCTAGTTGCCAACCTAACTTTTGATATAAAAAATTTTCACTACAATTTTCTAAACTTCTATCATTATCGACATTAAAATTTATTACAATTTGAGTTCCTGTTTCTAATTTATTATTTACAGAAGCAAATTTGTTATTATAAGTAAAAATACCGAAACCACTATAAAGATCAACTTTAAATTTTAAATTCATTGCTACATCATTTGCTCCGACTGTATCAGTATTAATTTGTAAAGCAATTTGTTCATTTATATGTGTTTCAATATTTTGGGCTTTTCTTTGGGCAGAAGAAGTAAATAGTGATTCATATAATCCCGGTAATAAAACTATATTCCAACTTTCAAGTTCAGTAATAGATTCTATTTCGGTTGTGTTTGTGCTATTTACTGATTTTCTATTTAATTCTATTCTAAAAGAATTATTATTTAATTCATCACTTATATTATGGTAAGATAAAGGAACTTCTAATGATGATATAGACATCGTAACAGCGTTAGTAATAGTTTCGGGCAGTTCAATTATATAATCATGGCTTTTATTAGATGGATTATCGTAGTTTGGTCTAAATATACTATCAATGGTGAATGCTTTTTTTATAATAGATTTATTTATTTTTTTATTATTTTCTAATACAGATGAATATTCATTATTTGAATTTTTAAGTACAAAATGATTTCCATCATAATTATCTATATCATTAAATATAGTCTCGTCGCCTTTTAATGACTTTAAATATTCTCCAGTTAATTTATTTTTTATATTATCTAAAAAAATGTATAATTCTTCTTTTTTGTTTTGATTTATATTACTTTTTGAAATTTGATTTTCTAAAATTTTTTTCTTATTTAAAATTTCTTCTTCATTGTAAGTGTTTGTTAATTTTAATAAATTTTCTAATTCTATTAATGTATATGTATTTATGTCGAGATTTACTTTATCCATTATTATATATTATTTCATTATATTTAATTAAAAAAAATTGATAATATTATTATAAATTTTTTTTGCTTATAAATTAAATATAATGAAAGATATTGAGGATTTTATCAAATGTAAAAATTCCTTAGGTAAAAATAATTTTAATAATGTAGATACTACTAAATATGATTTAACAGCATGTAAAAATATATTTATTGATTTATTGTTATGGATTAAAACAACACAAATAGTAAGTTTTAATAGTAATGATCATAATAATTTAAATAAATTATTTGAAGCAAAATTAAATAAAGTTATGAGATTATCAAAAATTAAGGATTTGAAAAAATCTGTATTATTGAATATATTTAATAATTTACTTACTAAACATGATTTTGATAATAATTTGCATCAATATTTTGATCTGTTAAAATTATTATTAAGAAAGCGACCGATGAGGAATATTTCAGGTATTACATCTGTTACTGTTATATTACATCCTTTTCCAGATGGTCAAAACTTTAGTTGTAAACACGATTGTTTTTATTGTCCGAATGAACCCGCCCACGCGGGAAATAATTGGCAAGCACAACCTAGATCTTATTTATTTTGGGAACCGGCAGTACAACGTGCTAATCGTTGGAATTTTAATGCTATACAACAAATGTTTGATAGATTAGATGGTTATTTTGCAAACGGTCATACTATTGATAAATTAGAACTTATTGTTGAAGGAGGAACTTATACTGAATTTCCAGTATTATATTTAGAAAGATATCATAGAGATTTAATTTATGCTGCTAATATTTATTTTGATGTAAGAAAAATTTTTCCCAATTATGATAATTTTGATATCGGAGATTTACAGTTAGATCTACTTAAACATATTCGCTCCCCATTATCTGTTCAAGAAGAAATTAAAATTAATAAAACTACCAAAGTTCATATTATTGGAATTTGTATAGAAACCCGCCCCGATGCAATTACAAAAGAATGGTTAATTCGTTTTCGCGACTGGGGAGTTACTAGAATACAAATTGGTATTCAACATACCAATAATAAAATATTAAAAAAAATTAATAGGGGTCATACCATTGAATGTGCTTTAGAATGTATGCAATATTTAAAAGATAATTGTTTCAAAATTGATATTCATATTATGCCGGATTTACCTAATTCTAACCCCAAAATGGATAAACTTATGTTTGATTATGTTTATAATATTGTTTGTCCCGATCAAATGAAAGTATATCCTTGTCAAACTGTTCCATGGACCAAGATTGAAAAATGGTATAAAGAGGGAAAATATGTCCCTTATTTTGATACTAATCCAAACGATTTAATTGATGTTGTTAAATATTCTATGGAAAAATGTCCTAATTGGATTAGATTACCTCGCGTTATTCGTGATATTCCATGTTCAACTTACGTTGAAGGAGGTAATAATATAGGTAATATGAGGCAAATTATTGATAAATTATTGGATGGAGAAGGTATTGTTTCGCACGATATTAGAGCCAGAGAAATTGGGCGAAATACTAGTTATTATAATAAACCAGCTGAATATAATATTTATAAATATTATGCCAATAATGGAACTGAGTATTTTATATGTTATGAAAGTTATGATAAAATTGCATTATTTGGTTTTATTAGATTAAGAATTGTTAATAAAATAGATAATATGATAGAATTTGATGTTTTAAAAGATAAAGGTTTGGTTAGAGAATTACATGTATATGGTCATACTACTGCAGTTAATTCTTATAAAAATAAAGCTGCCCAACATAGAGGAATTGGTGGGGGGTTATTAAAAATTGCAGAAAAGATTACAAAAGAAAATAATTTATATGGAATTGTTGTTATTAGTGGAGATGGAGTAAGAGGATATTATGAAACCAAAGGATATAATGACATTGATACATTCATGGTAAAAAATTTCAGAATTTGGGATGTTTGGTTTACTATTTTCTTAAAATATTTAAGTTATTTATTTAATATTTTAAAAGGTATTAAATTAACCACGAAATCTAAAGATGTTTGATTCTAAACTTAAATTATTACTTGTATTTTTTTTTAATAAATCAAAATAATTATTTTGAGCTGATAAATACCCCTTAAATGATCTACCATTGTTTACATTTTTTTTCTTATCTTCATCTAATAACATTATTGCCATTGCAGAATAATTATGTAAATCAATTAATGTATCTCTTAATGATTCGGTATTAATTAATGATATTTGTTTTGTGGTTATAGATTCTAAGCGACTAATTTTGTCCCCCATTCTAACTAAAACACCTATAACACCATAATTTGCAAATGCATCTCCATAATCTTGATTCTTTTTTTTAAATAATTCTAAACCTTCTTGTTGCACTTTTACCATTTGTAAAACTTGTTCGTTAGTCATTACTATTTTATTAATTATATTTTTTATATTTTATTTTATTTTAAAAATATTATCTATTTTTTATATAAAAAAATTATTTTTTATCATTACATGATTTACAGAATTTTTCTCCATTTACCTGTAATGCTGTATAATTTCTTTTAACTCCAGCAAATCCTAATTTTAGACTTTTAACAACACCTCTTTGGTTTTGTAAAGAATTGCCGATACTTTGTTTTGTATATTGCTTTTGATTATTTTTAGCTTGTTGACTTGATTGGTTTGTAACTAATTTCATTTGCATTTTTAAACTACTCATATTTTATAATATTATAATAATTAAATTTCTTGAGAATTTACTATTTTTTTATTCCGACAACACTATTTATCCAAGAAAATTGATTTTTTACTAAATTTAATATTTCATCATTTTCTTTTCCTAAAAGTTGATTTTGTGTAATAATTCAATTTTATATTTATTTGAAATATAAAATTAAATATTCATCTTTGTTCGGAGAGACAATACAATTGTAATCTTCATCTCTTGCTAGTTTTATTTTTTTTTTCGAACTTGGAGAGATGTCTTTAACTAAATAATACGGGACGATTGAAATATTCATGGAAAGCACTATTCCATTTTCTCCAGCATAAAATAATGCACTTTCATAATTAGGTGTGAAATATATTCCTTTGCCGTATGTTATCCCATAATTTGAACCCACTTTGTTAAAATCAAATCCGTTTTTTAGAATTGAAATTACATTTGAACTACTTGTTCCATGATAAAGTAACATTTTTATTTATTATATTATATTTAAATATACACTGTTTTCAATTTTTTTACATTTGATTTTTTATATTTCCATACATCTACATTATTTGGTATATAATTTGTTTTTTCAAAATCATGTGTTAAATAATCTATATTATTCAAATAATCTATTAAATATGGTTCTCCTCTTAAAAATAATTTTGAAGGTTTTTTATTTTTGAAATTTGATGCTAAATCAACTATTATAAATTCTTTTCTAGCTATTCTTAATCCATTATTTATTACATTTATTTGTGCAGTTAAAGGCATTTCATGAAATGCAAACATACACGTTACTATATCTATATCTATTTTTGGAGTGTATGATTCTGCATTACCATAAAAAAATTTTGTTTTTTTTTTTATACTTTTTGCTTTATTTATCATTTCTAAGCTTGTATCTATTCCTATTCCATTTTCTGATGTTGACATTCCAATACCACAACATAAATCTAAAATATTTTCATTTTTATATTTTGAATAAATTTCTTTTCTTATATCTCTCCCATCATATCTTACATTATCTACTATTTTTGTTGTATGATAAAATAAATTTGCATGAATTTTTCCACGCACGCCTATATTTCCTAAATTATGAATTTTTGGATTAAAATAATATGGTACTTCTAATGTTTTTATTATTTGTAAATTTATTACTAATATTAATAACATTATCATTATATTAAAATTATTATAATTTTAATTTTATATGTTTTTTTTATTTATTATTTCAATTAACAACTTTTTTTACAATTTACAATACTAAATTTATAACTTTTATTACCCCAATATGTTGGCCAACTTGTTCCTTCCTTATCTGATTTTAGGTTTTGAGATTTCTTTCTTCCTAAATATCTATTATAAGAATTATGTTTTATATCTACTCCATAATTTTTTTTCATTGATGATGCTACTGAATTTAAACTTGATCCGTGTGCCTCAACTCTATCACTTGAATTATTCCAAGGTTTATTTCTTCCAATATTATCGCTATTTATGTGCAAAGACGCTAAATTATTTAAGTATAATGAAGCAGGAACTCTTACTGTATTTTGGATAATTTTTTGTGTCGCACTTATGTCATAATCTGTTGTTCCATTTATAACAGGAACATTCGGTTTTTTGTATTGATATAAAGTTTTTTTGGTATTAAATTTTGTTACACAATTTGTAACATTAGAAAAAGGATGAATTAAATAATTCGCTTTACTATTTAAGTAAACTTCATTTGATTTAATTGTACCATTTGATAAATATAGTGTATCACTTATGTCGCAAGTTAGAATATATTGATTATATAAATATGAATTATTAGATATATCATTATGTAATGCTGATATTTTACTATATTTTGTTAATGGAATTGGCATTTATATAAAGAAATATTTATTTTAAAATTGAAAAAATTTTAATTCTATAATTTTTATTAAATATATATGACTTCATATGTTTGTACGTATTGCAATAAATCTTATGTAAGAAAATCTGCATATAATAATCATCAATTAAAATGTGAATTAGTTAGAATATGTAATAATATAAAGACTACTAGTGAATGTCAAAATGAAGAAGATGAAGAATATCAAGAATTGCCCATTAAATTTAATGGTAATATTAATGATATGTATAAATTATTAATTAATTTAAATAATAAGTTTGAAAAATTGGAAACTGATTATAATGAAATTAAGAAATATGTAAATATTACTAAAAATAAGATTGATATTATAGAATATTTGAATAAGAATTATGATTATAGTGATTTTGATTTTATTAAATTTTTAAATTCTATTCAAATAACAAATTTAGAGTTAGATAAAGTATTTGAGAAAGATTATATTGATGGCATTTTTCAAATTATTGTAGATTATATTGAGAGAATCAAACATAATACTAATATACCAATTAAGGCATTTAATAATAAAGAAGGACTTTTATATATATGCTTAACTAGAGAAAATATAGATTATAATTGGACTCTAATAGATGATGAACAAATTAAATCAATTATGAAATATTTTAATAGGAAACTTTTACCATTATTTACAAAATGGAAAGAAGTTAATGAAAACCAATTTGATACAGACAATTTTACAATGATTTATGTTAGAAATATGAAGCGAGTATTAGGAACTAATTTTGAAAAAAAAAATAAAAATGCAATGTTAAAAAATAAATTACATAAATATTTTAAAGTTAATTTGAAAAATTTTATACAATATGATTTTACTTAAAAAAAATTGATTCACTTATTTATATTTTTTATATCATACAATCTATGGATATATGACTTGCAATATCTGCTGTGAAAAATATAATAAATCTTTACATGCTAAAGTTACATGTATATGTGAGTTTGATGCGTGTAAAACATGTGTTAGAACTTACTTACTTTCTACTACAAAAGACCCTCATTGTATGAAATGTAAAAACCAATGGAGTGCTAAATTTTTAGTAGATAATTTGAATAGATCATATATCGATGGAGATTATAAAAATCACCGCAAAACTCTATTGGTCGACCGTGAAATTAGTAGAACACCCGAATTAATGAATCTAGTTGAGAGAACTAAATTAATTGAAGAAAAAATACAGGAAATAGATGAAATTAATATACAGTTTAAAGAAGTAAGAAAACTCTATAATGAACTTTCAAAAAAATTGTCTGAAAAAAAACATGATCTCTCAAGAATTAGGACCGGAGAAAAAATTATAGACCGAAAGAAATTTATTATGCCCTGTCCCGGTGAGAATTGTAAAGGATATTTATCATCTCAGTATAAATGTGAGATATGTAAAGTTCATACTTGCCCACATTGTTATGAAATCATTGGATATAACAAAGACGACGCGCATATATGTATTGAGGCCAATTTACAAACTACAGCATTAATTAAGAAAGAAACTAAAGGTTGTCCACAGTGTGGAGTTAGAATTTATAAAATCAGTGGTTGCGACCAAATGTGGTGCACCGAATGTAAGGTCGCTTTTAATTGGGGTAATGGTAAAATTATTTACGGGGGGCAAGTCCATAATCCACATTACTATCAATATATGAGAGAACAAAATGACGAACAAACCGCAACAAGAAATCCTGGTGATGTATTATGTGGTGGGTTAGTCACTTACAATGTATTTTCATATTTTGTTCGATATATTAATGAATATAATCAGCCAAAGTGGTTTGATATGATGAAAAATGATGTTGTAATAAATCAATTTACGCAAGAATATAAAATTGATACTATCGCTCAAATAACCACCATTTTATTACATCTACACAGAACAGTTAATCATATTAATAATGTTAATCTATTCAATACAAGAACAAAGGTTAGAATTTTAGATAATAATGACGCATTAACTATTCAATATATTTTAAATAAAAAAACCAAAAAGCAACTTGCTACTGATATTTATAAAAATGATGTTTCCAGAAAGAAACATACAGAGTTGTTAAATATTTATGAACTATTGGGTGTTGTTGGTATTGAAAAATTTACTAATCTAATGGATTTATATAAAAATATTAATAAAAATCAAGCCACTAGCTTCTCCGGCGGGCCTCTTAATATTGAAAATTTATCGCTACTAGTGCATGCCGTTATTAATGTTATAAGAGAATATCATAATTTGTTGAACTATTGTAACCGGTTATCTGTTGATATTTCAATCAATTACAATCAGTCCGTTACTTTAATACAATACTTTCACAGCAAGTATAAATATCATGTTTTAAATGGTAAATATACTATTGCTTCTTTCGAGAAAATTTTAAATTTTGGCAAATACAATAATAATAGCGAAGCATCGTCAAGTTCCGACAATAAATAATTATAATTATTATCTTGTATGTTTTATCTTTCTATCTTCTATCTTGTATTTATTATATTCACTTTTTTTTATCCAAAATGTATAAAAAAATGCATTTAATAAAACCATATCTGATTTATATATTATTTCATACATAATATATAAATATAAATATTAATTTAATTTTATTTTGAAAAATCATCAGTTTTGAGTTTTGAGTTTTGAGTTTTGAGTTTTGAGAGATTTATCCAAAATTCACAATTAATAGTCCTCGATTTATAGCTTAAGTTCTTTTTATTTTTTATTATTCGTAATTTTTATTAAATTCTTCTAACGTTATTATTTTTATATTATATTCTTTTGCTTTTTTTATTTTTGAAGTCTCATCATCCAAACTACCCACTATTAGTAAATTTACAGTTTTATTTATATTGGCTATTACTTCTCCCCCTAATTTTTCTATTTTTTTAGCCACTTCTTTTTTTCCTTTTATATCAGACATAACTATTATATAATTACTTAAACTTTCTTCCTTCTTTGATGTAACTTCTTTCTTTGATGTCACTTCATATAATTTATCTTCTAAATTTGCCTCTATCATAAATTCTTTGAATTTTGAAATATTTTTAACAAATTGTTTTGATGTTTTTTCCGCCATGCCATCTACGTTTTTTATTTTTTTTATTTTTTCTGTATCCGATAAATCCTCATTTATTATATTTGGATATTCTTTTAATATCAACAAAATTCTTTTTTCACCAAGGCCTCTTCCTAAAATATTTGATGCTGCCGCTATTTTTGCTAATGACGATTTTTCTATTTGTTTTTTAATTGAATTATTAATTTTTCTTGCCATTGTTTCTTTAAAACCGTCCACCTCCATTAAATCGCTTATAGACATTGCTATTATTTTACCAATGCTATTTCCACCTGCGTTAATTATTTTTTTTATATTTGCTTCTCCTAATCCATCTACCTCCAATGCTTTAAAGAATCCCGCTATATTTTTTAGTTTTACTGTTTCATCATTATCTTTATCTTCCAACATAATATCAACATGTGTTTCGTTCCATATATACTTTACTGTTGGCATCAATGCTGTTTCTGCCGGTGTTATTATTTCTTCTATTTTTGGTATAACATCGCCCGATCGAATTATTTTAATTACTGCTCCTAAACCTATGTTATTCTCTTCTATAAATTTTGCATTGAAACCGGTCGCATATTTTATTTTTACTCCACCGATGCTTACCTCTTCTATTTGAACTCTTGGTTTTAAATATCCATCTTTTGATACTGCCCATAAAACATCCAATACTTTCGCTTCCGCCGATTGGTCTGATAATACCATCTTGAACGCAAATGCATGGTCTGGGTTTTTACTTTGTCGTTCATATACATTATCATCTATACAAATTATACCGTCTATAGTGTATTCATAATTTGTTCTCCAATCTATCAACTTTTCTGATAAATATTCATTTGTTAATTCGTCGGAACTTATATTCGCTATAAATTTTACACACATACCATCCATCGTTTCTATATTATTTAATTGAACCGACGGTTTTAGCTTATTCGGGTGTATTACTTCATATCCCACAAAATCAATATCTTTTAAAATATCCGTATGCTCTTTTGTTAATGTTTTCTTATTTATTAATCCCGATACGAAATTGCGTGAGTTAGAATATTTTGCTCCGTATTTTTCTTTGAATAAATTTTCTTTGATTATTATTTCACCTCGTAGTGTTATATTTTTATCAGTTGGTAATTTCAAATATGGTATCATGTGGTCTATTGTTTGTCCAAATTTACCATCCCCACGAGTATATAATTTGGGAGTATCGCCTTCGGTACTATATAATGCGCTTACTCCGTCCAATTTACACGAAATAACATAAGGACCTTTATATTTATCTTTAAATTTATTCAATTCTTTTGTATCTGCCTTTATTTTATCCATAGACCACATCTCATATGGTAATTTTACTTTATTTTTATCCACTTTTACATCGGTATGTTGGTCAAGTGCCGTTTTATTTGTTGGATAATTTTTTAAAACATATTCACGCAAAATATCGTATTGATTGTCTGATAGTAGAGGTGATTCGGTTTCTTGATAATATGTTTGATTTGTTTCTTTTAGCATATCTGTTAATTCGCTTTCAGATAAAGATTTTATTACATTTATGCCCTCCAATTTAAATTTTTCAATATTATCGGTTATTATTTTTTCTTTATTTTTTTTTCTTAATTTTTTTAGTGTTTCTGCATTATGTTTTGTTACTTTTATTTTCATAGTTTTTGGTGAACTTTTTTTTTGTTCCGCCTCTTTTTCCGGTTTTTCTTCTGGTTCTTCTTGTGTTTCGGTTTTTTTTGTGCTTTTTTTTTTAATTACTATAGAATTTCCATCGATTCTTTCATGGGGTTCTTTAAATTCTAAATTTAAATAATCAAATATGTCTTTTTCTGTATTAAAGGTCGAAGATATTATTTTTTCTCCTTTTATTTTGTTTTCCATTTTATGAAAACCGTGTTCATTTAATGTTAAATTTTCTTGTAATGCATGTTGTCTCATGGATGTATTAAATTCCATAGAACCTGTAAAATATAATATAGCAAATGCATATTCTTCGGGCGGCGAATATAAGAAGTCTAATCTTCTTGCTATGTTTTTTTCGGTTAATTTACTAATAACCATAACTTTTTTTTCTCCTTTTGTTAAGAATGCTTTTATTATTTTTTCTTTATTGCTTGTTTCATTTTTCTTTGTATCATCCATTTTTTCTAAAAATTTATTGAATATTGTTTTATTGTTTTCTTTAGATGTTATTATTATATCGATATCCCCGGATTCTTCTTTTCCCCGTCTATAACTTCCTACTATTTCAAAATTATTATTTGTATTACTATAACCATTTTCATCGCATGTTTTATTAAATATTTTTCTTAGTAATTCTTTATATTCGTCTATTTCTTTTCTTGGAATTCTTTCTGCTATTTCTTGATAATAAATTAGTCCTTTTTGCTGGCTATCAGTTAAAAGTTTTAGTTTCTTTTTTCCTTTTCCAGGAATTTCTTCATCTTGTCTTTTTTTCAATTCTTCAATTGTTGTTATATTTAATTCTAAAATTTTTTCTGCAGTTACATCACCTACCCAGGGTATTTGTAAAAATACCTCTTTCTTTTCTTGTTTTATTTTTTCTATTTTATAATCTTTGGTGCCATATTTTTTTTTTAGTTTTTCTAAATTTTCTACTTTTTCACTTCTTATATATTCATCTAATTTATCTGTTATTGCTTTTCCTATACCTGGTAAATCTTTTATTATTTTTGATGAAGTTAAATTTTCTTTTAAATTTTTTAATTGTTCTCCTGCTTCTCTATAAATTTTTGCTTTAAATTGTTGGTTTTCGTGTTTTCTATTATAATAATCTAATTGTTTTAGTATTTCTATGTATTCTTCTTTATAATCTTTATTACCACCATTCATATTACTAATATATGAATTTTTTTTTAAGTTTTTCAATTTTATTGTTTTGCATTTTTTTTTTTTTTTTTTATTTTTTTTAATTTTTTTTTTTTTTTTTTTTTTTTTTTATTTTTAAGTGTTGTCATTAAATTATTAATATAAATTTTTTATATATTAATAATATAATTATGACAGTTAAAGTTTATACTTCGGAAGAACATACTCAAAATATTAATGGAATTAATATTAAAGATAATAAATATCAATTGCTAGTTAATCCTAATAATGAAAATAAAGTTCATGTATCTGTAACAAATGATGGTTTAACTATAAAAAAAGAATATGATAGTTTAGAAAATTTTTTTAATCAGATTAATAATAACCAAGAAGGGTTATTAACTAATCTACAAAATGATTTAAAAAAATTTGAAGATATGCCAGAAGTTTTACATAAAGAAAAAATGACTATTAAAAGAAAAAAAAATAAACAAAAGAAACCAAAACCAGCGAGTAAAAAAAAATTAAAAAAACCTAGGTCAGTTAAAAAATTAATCCCTAAGTCTTAGATATTTAATATATTATAAATTTTTTTATAATTATTACAATTTTTATTTAATTTTATTTTATTGAGTAAATCTTTTTTATTATGTAATGTATTTGAAATATTATCTAAATATTTTTTTGAACAATATATTATTGAATTTTCATAATAAATATATTCTATTATTAATTCTTTTATGTTAATTATAAATTTTAAAAAATTTATAAAGTTTTCTTCGTTATCAAATTCTAAAATTATTATTTTATTATTTTTTTTTATATAATTATTTATGCCTTCCATATCAAAATCATAATATATTGAACTTACATTACAATTTATACTTGATTCTTTAATTAGATTTTCTATGTTACTTATATTTGAACTTTTTAAATTTATTATCAAAGAAATACTGAATGACATATTTATAAAATTAAATAATATAAAAAATAATTCATATTATTTATTATATTATGGATATTAATTTTAAAATGCTAGAAAATCTTAATGATGAATTTCAAACAACTTGTTTAATTAATAATGAAATATATACTATATATTTTTATCATTTACAGTTATTATTCTTTAATTTTATTAAATTATTTTTTTTATTAATTTCGGGCACGGGAATTGCTATTATATGTGTTTCATATTCTTTACATAGTCCTTCTAAAATCAAATTTGAAAAATATTATAATGAAAATAAAGAACTTTATGAATATAATCCATTTTTTATTGAATATTTAGAAGAATATTACGAATTAGACGAAGATAAAGATGATGAATTTTTTAAAACCTTAAGTAATAAATATATTTATTACACTTTTGATTTTAGAAATAAAACTTATCAAATTATTATGAATTATAATTTTAATGATGAATCTTTTGATTATTTTTTAAATGATAAATCTAATGCATTAACCTTTGATTTTTTGGATACTATATCAAGAATATATTGTGTTAAATATAATTGTAGAAATATATATATAGATAATTATGATAATAAACAAAAAATTTTTGATTCTTTAATTCATGATAAAAAAGAGGAAGAAGTTAAAGAAAACCACAAAGCCCCTGTTAAAAATAATATATTTTATTCTAAAACTAAGAAAACTATTAAAGCTAATAATATAATACTTAATTATACTTCTAATAAATTTAAGTATAAGGGGTTATTAAAAGAATTTTCTGATTTAATTTTTGGATTTGATATTTATGATAGTTCTAATAATTTGGTTTTAAATTATTACGATTTAGAAAATCAAATTTTTTCTATAAAAAAAAATTATGATTATGAAATATCCCAACAAGAAAAAAATTTTATTTCTTTTAAAAATTTTAAAAATTCTCTCGCAGGTTTTTAACATTCTAATCAAACCTGCCTTTAGTGACTTTATCTAATTGCGTTTGTAGCAGGACTGCCTATTAAGAAATATTGGTTTCTTTAAGCCTATTCCCTCTATAAAATATCTTTATTATATATAATGAATTTATTATTCTATTTATTTGTATTATTATCAACTATTTCTGAAGTTTTTGCTCAATATTTATTTAAAATTTATTATAAAAGTAAAGCAACTAATTATTATTATATTATTTTTGGTATTATTTTCTATGCTTTTACTGGCTTTTTTGTATTTAATTTATTAAAATATACACAACTTGGTGTTGCTAATGTTATTTGGCATTTATTTCATTTTCTGTTATTATTTTTTGTTGGTTATTTCTTTTTAAATGAGAGATTAACAAAAAAACAGATACTTGCTTGTATATTTGCTACTATATCTTTGGTTTTGTTTATGTCTGAACATCAGCATTGAGTTTTTTACCAGTAAATCCTAGTGCTGACATCATTATTCCATATCCAATATCATCTGCTTTATTCATATCACTTTCATATCTATTTAAATCATTTTTATATTTTATAAACCCTATTGATTTTTCAATACAAAATGATGTTTCCAAATTATTTTCTGCTATAATTAATGCTTTTTTCTCTAATTCATTTAGAGATTTTTTGTATTCTTTGATTAAATTGGTATTATTCATATTTATTAATAATAACTATTTTTAATTTTATATGTCAATTTATTTTATATTTAAAATTTAATACTAATTTTTTTGAATTTACTTCAGAGAGAATATTACCAATTGTATTATTTATTATATAATTATTATTTGTTATGAAATCTAATAAATCTGTTATATCATCTATTGTGCATATTTCTAATTTGTTATTTCTTATATTACTTAAAATTCTATTATTTATTACAAATGCACAATAATTTTCATTTGCTTTATTTATTTTCGTTGATATATTTTTGATTGGTATTAATTTTATATAATTTGATAATGGTCCTTGTGGTTTTTTATTTATTGTTAAAATATGGTAATAACTTATATTATTATCATAATAAGGTTCTATATTTAGATTATAACTTTCATAAATATTTGACATATTCTATTTGAGATAGATAAATATTATTATTATATATAATTATATATAATAATATATAATAATAATGGATAACAAACTATATTATGGCTTAGATGGTGGTAAAAAATCAACACAAAACATCTTTTTAGGTCAAGGAGCGTATGGTTGCACTGTAACTCCTGGAATAGATTGTAAAGGTAAAATAAATAAATATTCTTATACAGTAAATAAAATTCAAGAAGTTAGTTTTAATAGTAAAAATGAATTAGAAATTAGTAATGCTATTAAAAAAGAAATTAAAAATTATAAACATAGATTTATTCCAATTAATAAATCATGTATTGTTAAATTTAATCAAATTCCGGATAATATTGTTTCTAATTGTGAAAGTGATAATTTATTTAATTCTAACCCGGATAATCTTGCTTTTATAAAGAAAGAATATTATATGTTTTATATGAAATATATTAAGGGCGACAGTTTAAAAAATTTTTTATTATCTTTTAAAATTAATAATCAGTTTTATGATAAATTTTTTTATTCGTTATATTATTTGCTTAATACTATTTATATGTTAAATAAAATTAATATCGTACATAATGATTTACATTATAATAATATTATGTCTGAAATTTCTACTAATACTCCATTAGTTATAGATTTTGGTTTATCATTTAAATATAAATCATTGTTTAAAAATTCATATGGATTTGATTATAAACATATGAAAAAATATTTTTTTGACTGGAGAGAAGGTATGTATTGGCATTTAAATGAAAAAAAATTTATTACATTTTTTATAGATAATCGCTCTGACAAATTTCAATCTTATGTTGATAGTGATTTTACTGAAAATGTTTTAACTAAAAAAAATATAGATATTTTTATAAATGATACTTATAATTCTATTGTTAACGAAGTTGATACTAAAATATTATTTGAAAAACATGAATTTGATGAATATTATAAAGTATTAAAAAATTTTTATTATAAATTTTTACCTGAAAATGATACTAATATGAAATATAAATATTATTCTAATATTATAGAAGAATTATTACCATTTGTATTACAATTTAATGATTTACATAGTGTTTCTTCGTGTTTTATACAAATTTTTTATAAAAAATTATATCAAGAAATTAAAGATAATCCTAATAAAAGTGAAGATTATATGAATATATGGGAATTTATTAAATCATTAATTAAAAAAGTTTACTATCCTGATCCATATTATAGATTAACTATTTATCAATTTATATCTATTTTTTCATTTGTATTTAAATTTTGTCAAGTTATAGATGTTAAAGATTTAAAAGACAAAAAATATATTGACCTATTTATTATTGATTTTAAGTCTTTATTAAATGATATTGGTTATAGTTATGATTTATTTTTTAATAAAAATTATGCATATGTTGATTTTTATATAATTTTAGAAGAAGAAAATATTATGTTAATAAAAAATTTTAATTTTACTATTATATAGATTTATTTTCTTAAAAATTTATCTTGTTAAGAAAAAGAACGAATTATTTTTTTAAATTACATTTTTGGCATCATATATTGTATTAATATTAATAAATATTTATTAGATATTTATTAGATATTTATTAGATATTTATTAGATATTTATTAGATAATTGATATATATTAAATAATTGATATATATTAAATAATTGATATTTTATAAAATAATTTATCATTTTTTTTTACTTTCATATTACCCATCATTTGTATTTGAAGAAAAACTATTTAATAATATTTGTTGTAATATTATATTTTCATCATCATCATTATATATTAAATCCTCATTATTATTTACTCTATTGTTTATCGTATCTGACGCTACCATCTCCCTGCTATTCTCTTCATTATTGTTATTTTCTTCGCATTTTATTTCTTTATATTCTAACTCAAATCTGCAAATTGGGCAACAATTTGATTCTTCGTTTAACCATTTTTTTATTACTTCAGAAGAATATACATGATTACATGGTAAAATAATTATTTCATCGTCTTGTTCAAATTTTGTTAAATTTATAGGACATTCTGTATTTGCATAAATTTTATTATTATTAAATTTTTGTATTTTTAATTTTTTTAATTCTTCATCATCTGTCACTCTTTTAAATTTTTTTATATTATCAATTTCAAATGTGCTATTAATAAAGTTTTGAATGAAAGGGGATTCTGAATTACTATATATTGTATTTTGTAATATATCATTGATATTATTTTCAAATAAAGTTAAAAATGATATTGAATTTTGTGATGAATCTATATTGTTGTCTCTATTTAATAAATGTTCTAATAATGAACTTCTTGAAATATCATTTATTACTCTATTTTCTATATTTTGTATATTAGATAAATCTTGTAATAATATATTTATATTTATTACATTTTCTCTATTACTATAATCATCATAATCATCATAATCATTATAATCATTTTCATTTTCATTGTTTTCATTTTCATTGTTTTCTATTATTTCATGTTCGATTAAATTATTACTACTATCATATGATTCTAACATTTAGTCTAATATTAATAAATAAATTATTCTTAATATTATTTATTTAATTTTTTTGTTGCATTATGTTTTTTTTGTTTTCTTTTGATGTAATATATTTTTTCTAATTTATTTAAAATAAAAATTAAAGAATTTACATTATTAAAATTATCATTATTATATTTTATACTTTGTATTTTATTTAAAATATTTAGTTTATAATTATTATTACAAGGGAGCTCGTCATTTAACCCGTCGTGTGATTTAACTATGGTATTTTTTGTATTGTTTAAATTATTTACTTCATAAATATTTTTATTTATTTCAAAATTTAATAAATATTTTATAGTATATTCATTTTTACAATATTTATCTTTTATTTTATTTAAAATTTTATTAATTAATTCTATACTTATTTCTGGTTTTTTTGTTTGTTTTTTTTTTATAATATTTTCAATTTCATTATTATTTATTTTAATAATTATTATATTGATTTTATCAATATTATTTTTTACTTTATTTTCAACTTCATCTAATTCTTTTATTAAATCATCTATTATTTGACTTTCCATTATTATATAAAAAAAAATTTTATATAATAATATACTTAACTTATTATTAATTAATAAATTAAATGTTTATTTGTTTCATCTTCATCTGAATCACTATTTAATAGCATTCTTTCATTAAATTCTTCCATTTCTTCTTCAATTTTTAAATCTTCTAATCTCATTTTTTCAATTTCTTCTTTATAGTTATTATATGGTGATAAATCTCCACTTAGTTCGTTTTCGTTGTCTCTAAAATTGTTCCAATTATTTATCATTTTATTTACATTGTTGAAATAATTATTATTGTCTTTAATTTTTTTCATGTGTTCTAATTTTTTTCTTTGTTCTTTTGTTTTTTCTGAATCTGTAATTACAATTTTACAATTTTTATTTTTTTCTATAATACTCCATCCTGCTTTTATTTTATTAAATGTATCTAGAATGTTTTCTTCTTCTTCATCTTTCTCAAATATTTCAACAAAACTTTTTTTTACGTCTTGTTTTTCAATTTCTTGATTTGTTTTTGGTTTATCATTTACCAGTAATGGAAATTCTTCATTAATACTTTTAATTTTTGGTATATTTTTTAAATTATTAATAATATTGCGACGATGAGGGGCAATATACGAACTCATACTTTGTTTTATATTTATCTAGAAATTTGTTACTTGTCTATTTTAATTAAAAATTTTTTTTTATCAATTTTTTTTAAATATTATATTATATATAATAATGTGGCGTTATAGCTATACATCAGATGCTTATTGTAAAAATCATAATTGTTTTGTTAGCGGTGCTAAACCAATTACTGTTAATAGCGGTTCTGGTTCAACGTTAGCAAGAAAAGCAGCAACTAAATATTCTAAAAAATTCAATAATTCTAATGGTAATTTTTCTATTAACGGTTCTTCTATTCAATCATATATAGGTAATTCTAATAGTAATCTTTCATATATTGGTTGTAAACAAATTGATACATCAATTAAATCTAGTGTTAAAAATTATTCTGGATTAAGAGGAACTAGAATAGTTAATTCTGATATTAATAATGGTATTAAATGCAATCCTGTTAATTCATATCAATGTTATACTACTTTAAATCCCGGGTTAAGTTTAAATAAACATAATCTTTATCAAAAAAATCAATCTAAATATCTGGATATTAAAAAAAGTGCATGTAGTGTAGATAGAAGTACATATTTAATTGATATTGCTAATAATACTGGAACAGGAAATACTTGTCCTTATACTGGTAAACAAAAATGCAATATTACAAAAGATATGAATAAAATACAGGGTTATACAATGGGTTATGATTTATATATTAATGATAAAGTTAAAAAAGGTTGTAATTATAATCCTAAAGACGCTAGACTTATTGCCTGTTAAATTCGGTTTTATTATCTACTTTTTCTTTGCGCTATCTTACTGCTATTTTTTTTATCATCTTCATTATTTTTTATTAAATGTCTTGTTCCTGAACTTATATGATTTAATGTTATCTCTATTGGGTTACAACTGATAAATTTGTTATTACCTGAACTATATACTATTTTTTTTATACCTAGTTCTATTATAGTTAATAAACATTTATTACACGGAGCAGAGTCTTGTAATTTATTATTTTTATCACAACGAACTACATAAATCGTTGTCTTTTTATAAAGTTTTTTTATTTCATCTAGTTCTTTATTTTTCTTACACGCCTTTTATGTTATTACTGTGTTTTCCATATGCATTCGTTCCGCAAGAACGAAACATATTTCGCAAACAAGCAATTTCAGCATGACATGTGCAACTATTATTAATAAATGCATCTTTTGAATAACTCCTATAATGATTGTGTCCTCGACCCATAATTTTACCATTTGCAACTGCTACTGAACCATGCCTCATTAATACTGGAGATTTATCTGCTTCATTTGCCGCTTGTATAATATACCGCATATCAGTATTGCTCAACATTATTATTACTCTATGTATTATTTTTAATAATTTTTTCAATTTTTTTAAAATTGATATATAAAATAAAATTTTATAATTATGATATAAACTTTATGGGTAATTTTATATCATATTACATGAATTCTAACTTATCTCAGCAAGAACTTTATAATTATTCTCTACGATGGCCTGTTTATGATTCTGAAAGTCAAACTGAACCTGAACAATTAGATATTGTTAATGATACTTGTTATGATTCTCTATCTGAAATTTCAATACCAATATTTACATGTAAATATTATAAATTATATATTTTTGTTGATTTTGAATCTCAAGAATTAAAAGATTTATATATTAATGCTGCAGATAAGCATAATTTAGTTGTAGATAATTATATATATTCTCTTTCTACATATCAATCTTCTATGGAAAAATATTGTTTTAATGCTGGGTTTGATTTATTTTGTCCCGAAGATACTGAAAGTTTTGGTTCTCAAAAACTTATTCTTGATCATAAAGTTAAATGTTGTATGAGGGTTGTCGGTGATAATAATCAATTTGTATCATATTATTTATATTCTCGTTCTAGTTTACCATTAAACACACCCCTGCGTCTTGCAAATAATGTTGGTATTATTGATTCTGGTTACAGAGGAAATATTAAGGGTGTTTTTGATAATATTCAGGGTTATGATTTTATGGATTTTACAATTGAATTTGCTAGTAGATTATTACAAATTTGCCCACCGAATTTAGAATATCCAATGAAAATTATTATTGTAGATAATCTACAAGATTTAGGTCAAACAGATAGGGCAGAAGGTGGGTTTGGTTCTACAGGGATTTAATATTAATATATATTAATTATGACTAAATTTGATCAAAAAACTAAATTTGATCAAAATATTAATTTATCAATTGAAGACAATCAAGAAAATCTAGACAATCAAGAAAATCTAGACAATCAAGAAAATGTAGACAATCAAGAAAATGTAGACAATCAAGAAAATCAAGAAAATCAAGATAATCAAGATAATCAAGAAAATCAAGAAAATGAACACGATCAAGATAATCAACAATTTGTACATTTGTCTGATATTAATAAGAATGGCAAATTATCTACTGCTACATTTTTGTTAGATACATCTTCTGTTGAATTTGTTTCTAATTTATCAAATGATACTAGAAAACGACCTGTTTATTTTTTGGATCATATTTTATCTGAACCCAGTGATTCTAGTGTTTCGGAATATGATTGTGAAGATTATAAAAATAGATTAATTACTAGAGATAGAAATTATCAAAAAAAATATCAAAATAATTATGAATCTATTGAAAATGCTAATACTTTTACTATTTTTTATCGGAAATTGACATATAATGATGTTAAACTTCAAATTAATAAATATTATCAATTAAATACATCACAAAAATATTCTTCCTCTTTAGATATTTTGGCTAGTTATTTGAAAGGTCAAAAAATTATTTATATGGAAGCTTGCAATTATACTTCAAATATATTATATTTATTAATGTTTCCTTCTATATTTATTACTACTTTTTGTACTGTTGCACAATCTCAACTTGAAAATATTCCTAATGGTAAACTTTTATTAGCTACTATGAATGGGGTTTTAACTTTTATTTTATCACTAATTAGTTTTACTAAATTGGATGCATCAGCCCAAGCATATAAAATTACAGCACATCAATATGATAAATTGCAGTCATCTACTGAATTTCTCTCTGGGAAATATCTTTTATTTTATAAAAATATTGATTTTACATGCAAGAAATCTTCCACTTTAAAAAAGTCTTATATACAACAAGAAAATGATGAAATAGGTTCTGATAAAAGTCCTGACGCCAATTTTAATTCAGAACAAGAAAATAAAAAGCATTTTACTTATTTAAAATACAAAGTTAAAACTATAGAAGAAAAAATATCTGAAATTAAAGAAACCAATCCTTTTTTGATACCAAGAAAAATTAGATATAAATATCCATTAATTTATAATACTAATATTTTTACATTAATTAAGAAAATTAAGGATTTTAAATCTAAATCTATTACTTCTCTTAAAGATATTAAGAATGAGTTAAGATTAATTAATGCAATTTTAAAAACAGATAAAATTAATCCTTCTCAAGCAGAAGAATGTAAATATAGAATTTCTCAACTTAATCTGGTTAAGAAAAAATTAATAAATAGTATTATATATCTTAAAACTGCTTATATTATGATTGATAGAATGTTCTCTCAAGAAATTTTAAATGCTCAACTTCGCAAGATATATTGTTTTAATTTTTTTATACATGATTGTTTTCCATTATGTTTTATTAATTTATTTAAATTGTGTAATATACCATTGGAATGTTGTTTACCCTCTGATTATAAAGCTGATCCTACAAAAGGAACTTTATTAGAAGAAATATTAAATTTTGATAATAAATATGCTGTACGCGGAATTACAGATGAAGAATTATATCATTTTCATAAACGCTATGAAAAATTTAAAAATAAAAATATTAATAAAAATCTTAGGCCCGGGGTTACTGGTTCATATAATAGAAATGATAGAAATGATAGAAATGATAAAAATGATAAAAATGATAAAAATGATAAAAATGATCAAAACGAAGAATATAATCTAGAAAACCAACCAATATATGATTCTGGAGTTAAAACTTATTCTTTTATTGATAAAACAAGAAATTATTTTTTTTCTCCCCCCCATCTTTCTAATATGGAAAGAAGAAATACTTCTATATCAAATGTTTAAGAAACCACTTATTCCTTTACTTTACTACGGTATTTTGTTAGATGAAAAAAAAATTGATTATGTTATTTTTTTATTGATTTAATGTATTCAATTATTCTCGTTGAGATTTATATTAATAATGCCCTTCTGCAAGATGTGCTATGATCTTGGCCGTTCTGACTTTGATAACCACAACGTTCGTGATTCTGCGCGCAACACTACTTGTCCCTATATTCTCAACACCAAATGTAGGAATTGCGGCTGCTATGGACATACTTTATCCTACTGCAATATGTCAAGGCATATTAACTCGCTTCCTCAGAAATCCGTTGTCAAGCATATTGATATCGTTAAGTCGGCAACTAAACCTAATAACCCATTTGATCTTCTTCACTGTCAGGATGCTAATGATGAAGATGAAGCCTTCAACGAACTAGATGTTTATGAGAACAATCTTCCTAGCATTAAAAATATTCAGTGGGGCAAGGGTTTTATTCTTACGTCTTGGGCAGACGAGGTAGAAAATGATAATAACAAGACATGGGCACAGATTATTGTTAGCTAAAAATGTGCGAGTTCTAACCGATTATTACTGTAGTCTCTGGCATGTGTGTAGTCTCTGGCATGTGTGTTGTATCTAGTTTTTTTTATGAGTTTTTTTATGTGTTTTTTTTTTATGATTTTTATTAGCGTGAAACATGCTATTTAATACGTCTTCCGACTTAAGCATGGCACTTTTTTTCTTATGTTTTTTTTTATATTTTTTTCTACTTCTTTTCTTATGACCTGAACCTTTTGTATCTAATACTTTTAATATTATATCATTACCTATATCATTTACTTTTTCTTCTTGTATATTAATTTCTTTTTTTAATAATGTTTCTTTTGATTTTGCTCCATATATTAAACCAACTTCTTTTCCATTGTCATATAGATTTTTTAATTTTAATTTTTGTTTTCTCAAGGTTTTTACTTCATTATTTTTTTCGAATTCTTGTATAATTTTTATTTCATTACTACTTGCTACCAATACATGATTGCTATTTTCTAATACTTCATATTCGTCTCTTGTTATAGACATATATGGACCTAAAATTTGTATTGGTAATTTGTCTAATTTTTTTAATGAAACTTCTATTGCTTTTAGTTTTTTTGTTTCTTTTTTTCTTTTAGGTAAATTATTATAATCTTGTAATTCTACTTCACCAGTTAACATTTATATATTAAATACATATTTTTGGACGGCTAAATAGTCTTTATCAAATATTTTGTTTCTTTTACCACATAATTAGAAAACACACTAAAGCGATTTATTAACATCTTACAGGTAAACAAAAATAAGGAATACATCTATTTAAACATCCTTTTGTTACTTCTACTGCTGTATTTACGTCTAAACGGCCTCTTGTTGCATCTACTATTAAATCAATCATATTACCAATTGTTCCATCGTCTAGTAATTGTATTAATACACGTTCGTCTTCTTTATTTGTTAAATCAATTATAACTGCTCTTATTAACTTTAATGCCATTTCTTTTTGTTCACTGCCTTTTAGTGATGTTTTTTCAACTAATTCCATTACATATTTTATTATTAGATGTAAAGTGCTACTTCTTATGTTAATTGCTAATACTTTCACTTTTAGTTTTGCTAAAGTTGTATCATATAATTTTTGAATATTATTCTCCTGCGTAGGCTCGGTTAAAATTATACTTTCATTAACGGTTTCCATTTATAAATAATACATGTTTTTATTTTTAAATATGTATTTTTAAAAAATTATAAGTTTCTTCGATATCAAAAAAGGAAGTACTATATAAATAATTACACTTTTTTAGTGGAAGTTTTACACTTATTGAATATTTATTATGTATTTCTAATGTAAATCTTTCAGAACCATTTATTGGATTTAAATAAATTAGGGTTTGATTTACTGAATCAGGACATGTTTTAGATCCTATTTTTGATTTATATTTTTTTTTCTTAAAAAGTTTATTTATTTCATATAAATAATCAAAAAAATTTGTATCTATAGTATCAATTATTTTTTCTTCTTTCCTAGTTATTTCATTATTTTTATACATTATATAATTTGTTTAAAATATATAATATATATTGTTTATTTTTTTAATAACTTTTTATATAATTTTTATCGCTTTCCCCATCCCCATGTAGATTCATCATCCTCAGAATTTCCTACCCCAGGAATCGCAGGCATCGCAGGCATCGCAGGCATCGCGGGCATTAGAGATAGGGATACTTTACCTAAATTATTAATATATTCTAATATACCACATTTATTATCTTTTTTTAAGATAAGTGTTGAACCTATATTACCACCTACAATAAGAGTAAACATTGATGCCCAAACCGAAAAAGTCATTTTTTTATTCATCTCATTTTTTATTTCTTCATACCCTTCTCCTGGCTCCTCTGAAAATGCACTATTTACTAAATCTATTTGTTCTTTAACTGCTTGACATTTTTCTGGAGTTAATTTTGCAAAAAAATCATTTATTGATATTTGTTCCTCATTGTCTTTTTCACCACCTATTATTATATCATTTAATTCCATAATTCTTTTTGCTAATGGTGAATGTCCTAATCCTCCTTCTTCTTTATTTTCCATTCCTTCAATTATATTATATGAAAAACATATTCCAATTAAAAATAATAATATTAATATAATTATTTTTTTTATATCCATTTTCTTATAATATTTTAATATATTTTATTAGAATATTATATTTTTAATTATTTTTAATTATTTTTCTTTTTTGGCTACTTATAAACCTTAACTATGAAGCCCATGGCGGGACTCGAACCCGCAACCCCCAGATTAGAAGTCTGGTGCGCTATCCATTGCGCCACACGGGCAAATTTCCCGATAAGGGGCTCGAACCCTTGGCCACTAGATTAAAAGTCTAGCGCTCTACCAACTGAGCTAACCGGGAATTTAAAAAAATAAATTTAAAGGTGCATATTTATATCTATATATATTCACAATATAATTATTAGATATATCTTTATATCTTTTTAATATATATTTAATATATGATTGAAACATGTTCAATATGTTTAGATTCTAATTTTGTTTATTCAGATACTCATGAAAACCGCAAATTTATTACTAAATGTAATCACATATACCACTATAATTGTATCTATCGGTGGGCTCAACGTAATAATTCATGTCCTACTTGTAGAACTACTAATTTACTAGATGAATTTATTAATTATAATTTTTACGATGATATTAATTATCATGATGATATTAATTATAATGCTCTTTTATTATCAATAATAAATGAACGTTTAAATATTGGAAATTTGATTGAACATCATAATCCTATTACGTATAATAATTTTGATGTCCATCTTGACAATTTAACCGATGTATTTAGTTATTATCATTATACAAATTTTACTCATAATCAGGATAATATCGATAATATTGATAATCTTATTCCTGTTATTAATTTACCCAATCAGGATAATCCTCCCGAAGTTATTAATTTAAGAATGAATTTGAATATTTATCGCCCTCGTTCTAATCATATACTTGGTTCTATGAATTTTAGCTAATGACTCTTATATTATTAACCTCTTTATTACTGCTCATTTTATTTATTTATTACAAAAAAAATTGATTCATTTTTCTTTATTTTACATAATTATTATTCCTCATATGCAGAGAGAAGAATGTATTATATGTTTTAATTCTCAATATTCTGATAATCCTGTCTCGCCCAAAAGATATTATTCTACTCCTTGTAATCATCATTTTCATTTTAAATGTTTAAAAAGATGGTGTAAAATTAATAATAGTTGTCCTACTTGTCGTCGTCATATTATTATGAATTTACCAAATAATAATGAAAATTATCAGGATTATGACTCGGCGTTTTATTTATCTTTAATTACACATTCATCACCACCAGAACCTTCATCACCACCAGAACCTTCATCACCACCAGAACCTTCATCACCACCACATTCATCACTAGACCGGACTCATTATTTTGATCCCTCAAATAATGATAATATTTCACAGGAAAATCATTATGATAATTTCAACATGATTAATATTGATAATGTATTAGATAACATGCGAAATGATTATAATGATGCTGGAATTGTTAGTCCTAATAATTTAAGTGAATATCATAGAACTTTTGGATATTCTACTATTTCTAGACATATTAATAATTATCAATTGCGCAACAGAATTAGACTACCATTTTATTATACTAGGCAAATTAGAGATATTCTTATACCTAATACTATTAATGGATTGCCTTTAGATAATATTGCTAATGATTAATAATTTTTATTTAACAAAGGTTTTAATAATATATATATATTTTTTTATATATATTATTAAAAATGTTTATGTCACGGGTGGGACTCGAACCCACGAGTGCTAACACAGACGGTCTTAAGCCGTCCCCCTTGGACCGCTCGGGCACCGTGACAGGTAAAAAAATTCAAAAATTCAAAAATTATATTATTCAATAACTGTCTCCTCCACTCGGGGTCGAACCGAGGACCTCGCGGTTAACAGCCGCACGCTCTGACCAACTGAGCTATAGAGGAATAAAAGAAAAATCGGGATGGTACGGTCTTTCCCGCCGTCTATTATTTTTTATTGCTGTAACCATCCCATAGCTCCCACCTGGATTCGAACCAGAGTTGATGGAATCAAAATCCACCGTGATAACCAACTACACTATGGGAGCAAAAAAAATGTTCTATGTGGGACTCGAACCCACGACCTTCGGCTCATAAGACCGACGCTCTAACCAACTGAGCTAATAGAACTTGTTTAAATATATTATTTCTTATAAAAACAATATCATAATCAATTTTTTTTTTAATAATATTTTTATTTTTTTTATTTTATTTTATTTTATTTTTTATCCATTATTCTCGCCGTTATATGCCTTCATCGTGTATATACTTTATACTCTACATATACTTATGTATTATCTTTAAATGCTTTTTTAAAATATTTATCCTTTATTTATTATTATTCATTGTTACGTGAAAGAATATTAATATAAAAAATTGATAGTGATATAAATTTAAACATACTATACGTATTTATTATGTTTAAAATGTTCATGAACACAGAAGCACGACTAATTCTTCTCACTATATTTATTGATAGCATCATGATATTTGTTATGATTTATGATATGTGGGAGCAAATAGAGAAGAAATAGAAAACCGCTGTAAGGCATGCGGATAAGCATTGATACATGTCTATTTTTTTTATATCATTTTATATACTATTTATGTCTACTTGTTTCTTTTTAATTGGTACTAAAAATTAATTATAAAATAGATTTTTTGATATTTATTTTATAATTTTGAGAGATTCTATTTTTACCTGTTTTTTATTATGTTTTTTTTCTATCTATTGATAATTGGGTTTTATATTGTCTTCTTTCTTTTCTTTCTCTTCTTTTCATAATTTATCAATAATATATACTTAAATATTTTAATTGAGTAAATATTATTATATCAAATTTTGGGTGGATATTTACAATTATTTTTTACTTCTCCGAGAGATTTTCTTTTTTTTATGGCGTTTTTTCTTCTTTTTTTGTGTTTTGCCTCTTGCTTCTTTTAATATTGATTTTGATTTTATATATTGGTTACTTGCTTTCTTTTGTTTTGATTTTTTATTTAATTCCAATAATTTAAATGCTGCGTCGTATGTTTTTGCCTCTTCTTTTTCATATCTCTCTTTATTTCTTGCCCGCCTATACGCGTCTATTCTTGCTCTTCTATTTATAAGTGTATGGCGCGTATTATTTAAATTATCACGATCCATATTATCTACTTCCGTCATATCATCCAACACATCGTCGTCGAAGACATATTCAATATTAGACATTATTGTATATATTTAAATTATTATTATTATTATTATTATTATTATTATTATTATTAACCCCCACGAGAGATTGTCTTTTTTATAAGATATTACTTATATAATGGGTTGACTTGTCCAAACTATAAATTATAAATTATAGAAATTGTAAATTATAAATTATAGAAATTGTAAAGACGCCAATCTCCTTTTAAACCATTTTCATAAGAATATATCGCATTATTTACTCATATTCTTTATATTATTTTATAATATATTTTTGTGTATTTAATAGGTAAGGCAGAAATGAGTGTTTTATCTAGGAATGAGTTTTAAATCTAACCCCTTATTTTGCAGTTAAAAAAAGAAAAATATTTTGGATTGATATTATCATTTATATTTATCGTAACATTCATCCATATATTTTTCTCCTTCTTCTCGTCTATTAAATGATACCATATACATGTTTCCATCATATTTTAAAAATTATTTTATGCTTAAGGAAACCTTCCGTTGGAATGTAATTCAAAAATTTGATAGTTTATGTTAGATTATAAAAAAATTGAATATAAATAATTATTTCATATAATACAAATATACAATACTAACAATGAAGTAATACGTTGGGGCGGGAATCCCCACAATTTGTAACATCTCTATCCCCACAAAACCGTGATAATAACGAAGGTATATAATTTCCAAATGAGCCTTGATCACCTCTACTCTCTAGCCCGGAGCAAAGGAAATTATTATTTTAAAAGCCTTGTGAGCTCAACCTTTATCATATAAAAAAAACCATCTCAACACCAATTAATATTTGTGCAACATAATTCTTATAATAAACACGGGATTAGTCCAATTTAACTAAAATTGGTCCTGTCGAAATTATCAAGAGGGAATTTAGCAGGATATTAGACTCGCCAATTGTGAATTATTTCACAATTTTTTTTATATTTTTTTTAAATTATTTTATAGTTTGGAGAGATTTATATTATTATATGGGTGGACTCATACTTTATTTTAAAAAACTGCAAGTTATATATATAGATAATCCTATTAATAAACCTACTATTAATGAACTTGTTAACATTACTTGTTTATGGTGCACTAACATATGCATTATTTGAGAATTAAATGATAAATTTTCTCCTCCATTTGGCGGTTTTACTTCTTCTGGGCCCGCAAAATACGATACTACATATGATAATAATACATTTAAAACTATTCCTACTACTACCGATTTTAATATTAGTTTTATTGTATCCATTTATATACTATATATATATATATTATTTATATTTCGGAGAGATTTTTATTATTATATGGGGGGTTTAATACATATTATATTGTTATATTATTATATTATTATATGGGGGGTTTAATACATATTATATTGTTATATTATTATATTATTATATGGGGGGTTTAAT